ATTACTTCCTGGTGTTGGAGGAGAAATTATAACTTAGAAGGCAAAATATTTTTTATACTTTTAAAGTATGAATATATTTTATATCAATCAAGACCCAATCATCGCAGCACAACAATTAGCCGATGATCACATTCGCAAAATGCAAATCGAATCAGCTCAAATGTGTTGTACAACACATTGGGCAGTAGGTTCACAAGCACCATATAAACGTGCTCATTTTAATCACCCATCAACAATTTGGACTCGCCAATCAATTCAACACTATCGTTGGCTTGTACAGCATGGTCTTGAAATTTGTAGTGAATTTACAAAACGTTATGGTAAACACCATAAAACACAAAATGTACTTGAATGGTGTCGTGACAATGAACCTAATATACCTGATAATGGATTTACTCCTCCACCGCAATGTATGCCTGATGAGTATAAGAATAGTGATACTATTATTGCTTATAAGCAGTTTTATATTAAAGATAAAATAGCTATTAAAGGATTGAGTTGGAAAAAATTGGGAAACACACCATCTTGGATATTTATTGATATATCATAATAAAAAAAATGAAAAAACAAATCAACGAAATAAAAAGAATGCAGCTTATCGCTGGATTAATCACTGAAAGTGAATATCAAGAATCATTAATGAAAGAAGCAATTAAAGTTATACAAGATGGTGATCAAATAGAAATATCAGATGATAGTGGTAATTATTCTGGATTTATAGAAGATGATGGTACTGTACGTTTTTCTGTAGTATATGAAGGTGAAGATTTTAATGACGAAAACTGGAGAGATATCTTAGGATCAAATCACGCTTTTGTTAAAATTATAGATAAAATTGGCGGTGATGTTGAAGCATTAGATGATTATGTTCAAATTACTGTTGATGCTAATAAATTAATTAATATTTAATATAATAAAATATACAGAACAGATTCATTCTTGGATATTTATTGATATATCATAACAAAAAAAAATGAAAAAGCAACTTAATGAAATTAAAAGAATGCAGCTTATCGCTGGATTAATCACTGAAAGTGAATATCAAGAATCATTAATGAATGAAGAAAATGAAGCAATGTCTGAAGAAGAAGTTCTTAATATTTTAAATCAAAATGGAGTAGATGATGATTATTTTGAATCAATGGGAGGTAAAGAAATAGAATCAGGAACTGAAGAGTGGATGGGTATTTTAACTGATTTAACTGGAAAAGATGCTTTTGAAGCTGACTTTGATGATGCAGATAATCAAAAAATTATGAATTTTATAAAAAAGTTAAAAGAAATGGGAATTGAATTAGTATAAAATAATAAAATATACAGAACAGATTCATTGCCTGTTCGCCTCGCAAGAGGATTTATATATAAATCGGAGTAGTGGCCCTAAAACAGCCACTACTCCATTTTTTTTGTAATATTTATTATAAATAATATTATGATAGGTATTTATAAAATAACTAACCCTGAAAAAGAAATATATATTGGTCAATCAACTAATATAGAAAAAAGATTTGAAACATATAAAAAGCATTATTGTAAAGAACAAACTAAATTATATGAATCTTTAAAAAAATATGGATGGTTTTATCATTCTTTTGAAATAATAGAAGAATGTAAAGAAGAAGAATTAAATGAAAAAGAACAATACTGGATAAAACAGCACAACTGTGTTTTAAATGGTATGAATTGCATAGGAGGAGGTTATCATAAACCTTATATATATCCTGAAGAAGCTAAACGTATTAAAAGTGAAAAAATGAAAAAACTTTGGATGGAAAATAAATTTAAAAGAAAACTAGGAAAACGAATACAAAATATAAAAACCGGAGAGATATATGAATCTTGTTCTGAAGCAGCTAATAAATTAAATATAAGTCTTTCTACTATAGCGATATGGTGTAAAAAAGAAAAAAATATAAAATATATTGATAATTGGAATATTAGACCTTCAAAATTTGAAATGGCAAAAATAAATTATTAATTTTATAAAAACAATAAAACATGAAGCAACAACTTAAAGTAATAGATGGAAGAGAAATACTTGACCATGATGGGATTTATATTCCTGCTGACTCTTCCGGAGATGCTGGGTTGTTTATAACCATAGATTCTACATTTGATGCTGGCGATTATGAAACAGCTGGAGACAGTGGAGAAATAAATATAAATGGAAAAATATTTAAATGGGCTATACTGTATTCTTAACATAATATAAAAACAATAAAACATGAATTATCAAAGATCAATTAGAGGATGGTTTAACATGGTTAACAATGCTATCTCTGCAGAAAATAAAGCTAAAATCCCAGCAACACCCCCTCCACCCGCAGAACCAGAAACTCCTACAGTTATTGAAAAACTAGATTCAATAATTGAAAATTTAGAAGAAATTACTGAAATGGTAAAAGCAGATAAAGAAGTAAAAACAGAAGAACCTCAAGAAACAATTAAAGAATATAAAAGAAAAAATAAAGAAAAACAAGATGAAGAATAATAGGATGTTGGTCTGATGGAACTTTATTATATTTATAATAAATAACATTATGACTAAAATTTATATGTTAGAAAAAAATGGAGTTCCATTTTATGTGGGTAAAGCTAATGATGTGATTAGACGAAAACATAAGCATTATCAAACATATGGTTTAGATATTAAAGCAGAAATAATTGATGAAGTTGAGGATAAACAATGGAAATTTTGGGAACAATATTGGATATGTCAATTTAAAGCTTGGGGTTTTATTTTGTTAAATAAAAATAATGGAGGAGGAGGACCAACAGAATGGACATTAAAACAAAAACAAAATATTAATCCTGAACGAATAAAAAAAATTATGAATCATCCTACTAGAGGAAAACATATAAGTAAAACATTAAAACAAAGAAATCATTCAAAATATTATACTGAAAGTGTAAGACAAAAAATATCCGAGGCAAATAAAAATATTCCTAGACCATTTTCAAATGAACATAAATTAAATATGGGTATAGCTAAACGTAAACAAGCTAAACCTGTACTTATGTTTGATTTAGAAGATAATTTTATAAAAGAATGGGAAAGTAAAGGACAAGCTGCTGAATGGATAAGAGAACAAACAGGTAAAACAAGTAATATAACATCACAAATTAAAGATTGTTGTTTAGGAAGACAAAAAACAGCTTTTAAATTTAAATGGAAATACAAATAATTATGAAACAAAAAAAGATTATAGTGATTGGAGCAGGAGTAGCTGGAATCAATTTTGCTACTAAAATGGTAGATAATGGATATCCAGGGAATCTTATAACAATTATAGATAAAGGAAATGATCCTTATAATCGCAAACCAGAGGAAGTTATGACAGGCATGCTAGGTAGTGGAGGGTGGAGCGATGGTAAACTCACCTACCACACAGCAATTGGTGGTCAACTATCAAAATATTGTGGTGAAGAAAAAGCAATGGAACTGATGAAGCAAGTAGTAGATAATTTTACCCGCTTCCATCCTAAACCAGATGAAATATTCATGTCTGATCCACAAGAGGAACCTGAATTTATTAAACCATATTTTGGTTTGAGAATGTTTCCTGTGTGGCATATTGGATCTAACTTCTTGCACGAGATCGCTAAGAATTGGTATCAATATTTAGTTGATAAAGGTGTTAAATTTATGTGGAATTATGAAGTAGTATCAATAGATTTTGAAACAAATAATTTTGAATATATTGAAACAAATGGAGATGATACTGATACTTTAATAGGCCAATATGACACACTCATATTCGCAGTAGGCAAATCAGGTATTGATTTCGCTCAACAATTATCAAATGATTATAAATTACCAACTGAATCTAAAGCAGTACAAATTGGTGTTCGTTTTGAAGCACCACAAAAATATTTTCAAAAATTAATTGATATATCATATGATTTCAAACTATATCAAAAATTCGATAAGGTATCTCTCCGTAGCTTTTGTACTAATAACAATGCGGCTTACGTTGCAGTGGAAGAAACTTATGGAGACGTTAGCTACAACGGACACGCCAAAAAAGGTAAAGAATTCGAAAACCAAATGACTAATTTTGGTATTCTAATGGAAATCAAAGGTATTGAAGATCCATTTGCTTGGAGTAGAGATGTAGTAAATAGACTACAAATAGGTGAATATGGAGGTATATTTTATAGTCCCGATCCTAATCGTCAACCTTCACTTACTTCTGAAAATGTATCTGTTAAATCATTTAAAGTAAATAATTTAGGATTATTTAAGTATTCTCTGGGTGAATATGCAACTTATATAATCAATTTTATTGAACAAATGAATGAAATATTTCAATTTGATAATGATTATGGATTCTATGCTCCTGAAGTAAAATATCTTAGTCCTGAACCATTAGTTAACTATAATGATTTATCATTAACAACACATCCAAATGTACACTTTGTAGGAGATGCACTTTCAGCTCGTGGTATTACAGTTAGTGGTGCGCATGGTATTTATGTTGCTGAAAGTATTTTGGCAAAATAATTTTATTAATTTTAAAATAAAAATATGGTAAAAAAACTAGTAAAAGCAGATGGAACTATAGCATATGTTAATGAAGCTAATGGAGTATATAAACTTCATAATTTTGATGGACCTGCTCTTATTCCACAAGGCAATAAACGCTTAGCAGAGTATTATTTATTTGGTACTAAATACACTAAAGAAGCATGGGAACTAGCTAAAAAAGATGAAAATGGAGTTCCATTTCATAAGACAGCTGCTTCTAAAAAGATGGGTAACAGAAACTAATGAATCAATTTACTAGAACATACGAGGACGATGAAACTATAGAAGTATGGACCTTCGATTTAGACAAATTTAGTGGAGGTCCTATTTCTGTAGACGTACAATATAAAGCAGGTGCTGAAAAGCAAATAAAAAATCGTGCTAAAGAAACAAAACAAATAAAGAAAACAGCACGACAAATGAAAAAAATAAATAACAAGTCATGAGAATAGGTTTAGCAGGAACAATGAGTGCAGGTAAAACAACGTTAGCAAAAGCATTAGGTGAATTAGATCAATTTAAAGACTATAAAATACAAACTGAACGCAGTAAGTATCTTAATAGTTTAGGTATTCCACTTAATACTGATTCAACATTACCTGGTCAATTTGTATTCTTGGCTGAACGTGCTAGTGAGTTATTAGTAGACAATATTATTACTGATAGAACAATTTGGGATGTGTGTGCTTTTACATTATCAGCTAAATCAATAAGCGATTGGGAAAAACGTACATTTGTTGAAGCAGCAATGTGTCTTAAAGATTATTATGATGTAGTAATATATGTTTCATCACGTGGTGTACGAATGGAAGATAATGGTATTAGAGAAACTGATTTAGCTTATCGTATGAAAATAAATCAAACTATTGTAATGGCATTAGATGAGTATAAACCCAAATGTGTGATTGAAGTTGAAGGTACAACTGAAGAAAGAATAAGCACTATATTAGCAAATATATAAAATAAAAGTTATGAGTATTATAAATGATGTAAGCAAAGTTGCAAAACAACTTATGCTAAAGGAACCGTTTTATGGAGTTTTTCTTTCAACATTAAATAAAAGAATAGGCACAGATACTCCAACTGCGGGTGTTTGTTTAAATAATATTAATTATGAGTTGATTATTAATGAAGAATTTTGGAACTCATTAGATAATGACAATAAAAAAATTGGATTACTTAAACATGAATTACTTCATATATGTTTTAATCATTTAATTGATCGAGAAAATTATCCTGATCATATATTACATAATATTGCAGCTGATATTGAAATAAATCAATATATAGACCCACAATATTATTCAACAGATTCACTACTATTGCCATCATCTTTTTCAGAATTAACATTACCGGCAAAAGCCGGTACAAAATATTATTATGATGCTTTACTTAAAGCTAAACAAAATAATACTAGCCCTACATTAAATAGTATGTTAGATGATAATTTTCATTTAACTTGGGGAGAATTTGAATCATTATCTGAAGCTGATAAGAAATTAATTAAAGCTCAAATCGATCATCAAATAAAAAGTATAGTAGAATCTCAAGCAGATAAAAGTAGAGGTTTTGTACCAAATGAATTAAAAGATTATATTGATAGTTTATTTGCAATTACTCCTCCATCATATGATTGGAAATCATATTTTAGAAGATTCTTTAGTTCATCATCCAAAATATACACTAAAAAAACACGCCGTAAACTAAATAAACGTTTCATAGAAAACCCAGCATTAAAAATTAAACCTAAAAAGAATGTATTAGTTGGAATTGATACTTCAGGTTCTGTTGGAAAAGAAGAGACAATAGAATTTTTTAATGAATTACATCATATGCATAAAACGGGAGTATCAATTACTATAGCTGAAGGTGACGCCAAAGTACATAAAGTATATGAATATAAAGGCAAACCACCTGAAACTATTACTGGTAGAGGTGGTACTGAAATGAATGTTTTTATAGATTATTTTAATAAAAATCCTCAATACAATAGTTTAATTATTTTCACTGATGGTTATATAGGTGAACGAACATTAAGTTCTTTTAAACCTATATTAACTGTTTTAACTTCAAACGGTGAAAAATTAGAAACAGTTATAGAAAATAAATGGGGAAATGTTATAAAAATGAATAAAAGATAAGATGGTCGAGACTCTTATTATAAATTTATTTTGTAAAAAAATTAAAATATGTCAAGTAAAACTAAACAGGTTTCACTTAATGTTAATGAAGCAAAAATATTTCTTAAACACATCATTAACAATAATCGCTTTCTTCAATCTAATAACAAACTACCAGTAGCGGTTGAAGTAGTAGGAGATTCAGGTATTGGTAAAACATCAACTATTATTCAATTAGCCAACGAATTAGATCTTAATTTTGTTAAATTAAATCTTGCTCAAATTGAAGAACTAGGTGATTTAGTTGGTTTTCCAATTCGTCAATTTGAAGTATGTAAAGATACAAATAATTGCACTTGGATTGATGAACATGCTGTAGATGAATATACAAAACAAGGATATAAATTTACAGGTCAAAATAGAATGAGTTATTGTCCACCTGAATGGATTAGTGGTAAAACAAATGGCGGTATATTGCTATTAGATGACTGGAATCGTGCTGATGTTAGATTTATTCAAGCTGTAATGGAGCTAATAGATAGACAGCAGTATATTAGTTGGTCTTTACCTAAAGATTGGCATATTATTCTCACAAGTAATCCTGATAATGGTGAATATCTAGTTAATAGTATAGATAACGCTCAAAAAACACGATTTATATCTATTAATCTTAAATTTGATATTAACTGTTGGGGTGAATGGGCTGAAAATAATCAAATAGATAATAGATGTATTAATTTTCTTCTTAGACATTCTGAATTAGTTAATACAAATACTAACTCTAGAAGTATTACAACGTTTTTTAATTCAATATCTTCATTATCTTCATTTGATGCTGAACTAGGTCTTATCCAAATGATTGGAGAAGGTAGTGTCGGTCCTGAATTTACTACTATGTTTACAATGTTTATTAATAATAAACTTGATAAAATTATATCTCCAGAAACTATTATGACGCATGAAAGCTTTGATTATGTACTTAATACTTTAAAAGGAATTATAGGGAAAGATAAAGATTATCGTGCAGATTTAGCATCTATTATTTCAACTCGTATTATTAACTTTAGCTTGTTTTTCGCTAAAAATAATAAAGTTGAAAAAAGTTTTATAGATAGATTAGCATCACTTATAAACGAAGAATTATTTGCGGTTGATTTGAAATATAATATTGTTAAATCGATTTATAATGGTAATCAATCTTCATTCAAAAGTTTGACTTTGAATAAAACACTTCTTAATTTTATAATCAAATAATAAAAAGTTATGTATAAGGAAATAGGAACAATAGTTGATAATAATAAAAGAATATCACCATTTATCCTGTGGGGGGCAGGATCAGATACTTTAAATTATGTTAGTAAAAGTACAATGCAAAAGTATCAAAAAATATATGAAGAAAATAAAAATAATAAACTACAAAATAATTCTACAGTTTATTTTAGTTCATTATCTTCTTTACCCAGATACAAATATAATAATTACATTACTGAGAATAAATTAAATATTAAAAAAGTAAGAAATAAAGATAAAATAAATTCATTAATAATTAGTAACTCATTAATTAATGAATATTATATAAAAACTAATAATATAAGTAAATATTATATAGTTCCACCATCAATGCTTAAACTTTCTAAGCAAACTATTCAAAAAATTACAGCATTTCTTGTCGAAGAAGAGTTAATAGAAGAAGTAAAACCAGTTTCACCATCATTATATGCTAATCTTATTACTTGTGATAGTTTTGAAGGATATCTTATACGAGAAGTATGGGGCCAAACATCAGCTATAAACAATCTTACAATTTTTAAAGAACTAATTAATAATCACGACTCAGCTTCTTATAATATAGTTTTTGATGAATCTATTAATAATGATATTAATAAAGATTTAGTTTTAGATGATGATACTTTTCAAACATTATATAATATGTTGGATAGTACTAATAAAGAAAATTGGTCTTTAGCCCAAGAAATGATAGCTAATTGCGATATTGAATCTTCAGCACCTTATATATTGTTTTTAATATGGAAATTTAATTATTTAAAAAAACATAATAATAATCTAAATTATAAATTTTTACTAAAATCACTAGCTAAATACGGTTTAATAACTCATGAATTAAGAATTGAAAAATTTATAGCAAAAACTATAGAAATTCATCCAGAATATAAACAAGCTTTATTTAACTGTTTTAAAATGTATATTAATATAGTAAATAATAAAAATATTATACAAGAAATTAATGTTGTGTAATATTTATTTATATGAATAAACATAAAACAATAGTCTTACTAAGCTGTGTAGCTACTAAATTACCAAAACCAGCACCAGCTCAAGAACTATATAATTCACCTTTATTTAAACGTTCTTTAGAATATGCTTTATCATTAGACCCAAATGATATAGTAATTTTATCAGCTAAACATTATGTTTTACCTTTGGATAAAGTAATTGCTCCTTATGATAAGACATTATTGAATATGCCTGATGAGGAGGTTAGAGAATGGGCAGTACAAGTATTAAAAATATTAGCTGATAAGTATGATTTAGATAATGATAAGTTTATTATACTAGCTGGTGAAAAATACAGAAAATATTTAGTGCCTCAAATAAAACACTGGAGTGCACCTTTAAAAGGATTAAGAATAGGACAACAACTAGCATGGTATGTTAAAAAATTAACTAAGAAAGTTAAAGAGGGCTTTATTAAGCTATTAAATTTATTAAGATGAAAAAGATTTTTGGATTAATAGAAATGTATAAAAGTGATGCTTATCATTTTGATGACTTTGATGATACTATTATCGCTGAAACTTTAGATAAATTGAAAGAATCATTATCAAACTTAAAAGAAAATGATAACGCAAGTTACGCTCGCGTTATAAAAGAATATAAAAGTTCACTTGAAGGTGAACGTAAAGATGTTATAGAAGACTTTATTAAATACTCTAAATACTACAATAAATGAAAAAATCAGAATTACAAGAACTCATACGTGAGGTTGTTGATGAAGTAATAAATGAACAAGCTACAATTGACGTTTCTAATCCTGGATCTTTAACTGGTCCTCAAAAACAAACTTTAATTCAACGAGCTCGCAATAATACTAAAAATCCTAAAATAGGAACTGCTGATGAACCAGTTGAATTTGTTGAAAAAAAACTAAAAGAAATGGCTCGTCAGCCTATTATCTATAAATTAACTGACGACTATGCTGATAAACTTTCTGAATTGTCTTATATTGGTTCATCTAAACGAATGGCATGGGTTAATGGTATTATAGAGTATATAAAAGATAATGGTCCTTCCGATATTACTAAAATAGCTAGAGAAAAATTTAATGTTCCTCAACCACGCATATCTGACTATGCTCGTGATATGATTAGACTTGGTATTTTAGCACCAACAACAGCGGGTGTTGTTCCTCAATTTATGAAACCTAAACCAGAACCTGGTGAAGAAGTAGAACCAGAAGAAGAAACAGGTATTGTTTCTGGTGATTTAAGTGATGAAGAAATTGAAGCTTCATTTGCTAAAGCTAAAGCAGCGGGTGAAGAAGAACCTACTGGAATAGAAAAAACATCAGCTCCCACATCAGCTTCAGAATTATCAGATGAAGATTACAGTGATTTTATGAAATACACTGATTTAATGGATCGTTTAAATAGTGTAAAAGGTGATCTAAATAGAATGAAACGTAGTAGATTTATGGCAGGCGGTGGTGATATTAAAGATAAACCATCTGATGAAGAAAAACGTTTAAGAGATTTAAAAGCTAGTTTGGAACAACGCGTAAATACCTTAGTAGCTGGATCTGAGTATCTACAAAAACGTCAAGCTAAAAAAGACGAATTAAACGAGTGGAATAAAAAGAAAATGCAGTATTACGCTGGTATTATAAAATAAATGAATAAGTTTTTTAATACGTTATTGTTTTTAACAGTTATTGGTTTAGCTGTTTGGATTATTCTTGATCGAATAAGAGATAAAGAAAAAGATGAATTATTCCTTCAAAAACAAATCCAATTTACTCGTACTATTGATTCTTTAAAAGGAGAAATACCTAAAAAAGATTCAGTAGTACTTGTTTTATTTGAAATAAACGATTCACTACAACATAAAATAGATACATTAAAAAGTAATGTTAAAGTTGTAGTTAAATACGTTGATTCATCTAAACTAGCTATTGATAACTTCACCGAAAGAGAATTAATTGCATTTTATAATGAACGCTACCCAAAAGATACTACAAGCAATAAATTACCAGTAGCACAGCCTGTACTTACAAACGCTGCTAAAGAATTAGCTGAATTAGACGGTGCTAGAAAAATGTTAACGTTGAAAGATAGTATATTGGCTAATATAGGTAAGCAATTAGAAGTAAAAGATAGTATAATTAATGTTTATGTAAGTAAAGAAGGTGATTATAAAACTATTATAGTTAATCAAGATTCACTTATAAAGAATTGGGATAATAGGTACAAAGAATTAGATAAAAAATACCAAAAAGCAAAAATAATGAATAAAGTCATTAAAACTGCTAGTGGTATTATAATAGCTGCTATTTTGGTTTTATAATCCTCTACTCTGTCAAATACAAAGCTCCGCCAAAAGCGGAGCTTTTTGTATATTTATATATATGAGTCAAACACAAATTAAAGAAATAATTAAACAGGAGTATATTAAATGTGCTTTAGATCCTGTACATTTCTTTCGTAAGTATTGTTACATTACTCATCCTGTTAAAGGACGAGTATTATTTCATCTATACCCATTCCAAGAAGAAGTATTAAACGATTTTAGAAATAATCGTTTTTGTATTATAAATAAATCAAGACAATTAGGTATATCTACACTAGTAGCTGGTTTTTCATTGTGGACTATGCTATTTAATAAAGATAAAACTGTATTATGTATAGCAACTAAACAAGAAACAGCAAAAGGAATGGTAGATAAAGTACAGTTCATGTACAATAACTTACCTAACTGGTTAAAAGGTAATCAAAAACCACTTTCAGATAATAAATTATCACTTAAACTAGCAAATAACTCCCAAATAATAGCTACTTCAGCCGCATCCGATGCTGGTCGATCATACGCAGTATCGTTACTATTAGTGGATGAGGCGGCGTTTATTGAAGGTATTGATCGTATTTATACATCAATTAAACCTACAATTGCAACTGGTGGTGGTATTATTGCTTTATCTTCACCAAACGGTGTGGGTAATTGGTTCCATAAAATATACACCGAAGCTGAAATAGGCAAAAATGATTTTAAAGCAATTAAACTACCCTGGAATTTACACCCAGACCGAGATGATAAATGGGAATCTACAGAGCGAACTAATATGTCACCTCGTGAATTTGCTCAAGAATATGACTGTGATTTCTTAGGTTCTGGTAATACTGTAGTAGAATCCGACTTATTATCTTTTTATGAAGAAACTTATATACAAGATCCTGTGGAGCGTCGCTTTATGGGTGGTGACTTTTGGATTTGGAGTTATCCTGATTACAATAAGCAGTATATTGTATGTGCTGATGTGGCTAGGGGTGATGGCAGTGACTACTCTGCATTCCATATCATCGATGCAACAACGTGTGAGCAAGTTGCTGAATATAAATCACAAGTAGACACTAGAACATATGGTAATATGCTTGTATCTGTTGCTACTGAATATAACAATGCGTTGCTAGTAGTAGAAAACGCTAACGTAGGTTGGGATGTAGTTAATACTATAATTGAAAAAGGATATCAAAAACTATATTATTCGCCTCGTGCTTATGGTGAAATGCATATTGATAAATGGTTATCTAAAATGGAATCTGAGCAGACAGTTCCTGGTTTTACTACATCAGCTAAAACAAGGCCGCTTGTTATTTCAAAAATGGAGTCGTATATTAGAGAGAAAGCATTTATTTTTAGATCAAAACGCTTATTAGAAGAGTTACGTGTGTTTATTTGGCAACATGGTAAAGCACAAGCACAAAACGGTTATAATGACGATTTAGTTATGTCATTAGGAATTGGTTTATTTACTAGAGACACCGCAATGAAATTCTATGAGCAAGGATTAGATTTAAATCGTGCAATGATTTCAAGTATAGGACGAACAAGTTATAATGCCCAACCTATGTTACCTAATATTAATCAACCAAACCCATTTATGATGAATGATGGACGAGGTGGATTTGAAGACATAACATGGATTTTTTAATTCTGTTATATTTATTATAAATAACTAGTATGAAAATTTGTATTAAATGTAACCAAGAAAAAGAATTAAATAATTTTTATAAAAATAATAGAAATAAATCAGGATATGAAGGTATTTGTAAATCTTGTAAAAATGAATATACTATTTTAAATAATAAAAAATTAGGAAATAAATACTTTCAATTAACTTCTAAAAAATGGTCAAATAAAAATAAAAATAAAATATCACAATATAATAAAGAAAAATATAATAATAATAAAGAATACTGGTTAAGTGAAAATAGAAAATTATATAGTAAAGAATGGAGAAGTAATAATAAAGATAAATTAGCAAAATATTGGAAAATTAAATATGATACTGATATTAATTTTAAACTATCTTGTTTGTTAAGACTTAGGTTATATAATGCTTTAAAACTAAATTTAAAAACTAAAAGTGCTATAAAATTAATAGGTTGTACAATAGATACTTTTAAACAATATCTTGAATCTAAATTTAAACCAGAAATGAATTGGAATAATCATGGTGATATTTGGGAAATTGATCATATTAAGCCATGTGATTCCTTTAATCTAACAGATATAGAACAACAAAAACAATGCTTTCATTATACTAATATGCAGCCATTATTTAAAACAACAAAAATTGCTGAGTCGTTTGGATATAATGAATTAGGCAATAGAAATAAGACTAATAAATATTTATAGACATAATAAAGCAATATAATGGCAGAAAATAACCAACAACAACCCGGTTTATTTAGTAGGCTTACACGATTATTCAGTACAGATGTTATTATTAGAAATGTTGGTGGAAATCAACTCAAAGTAGTAGATGTTGATAAAATTCAAGCTTATGGTAATGTAAAGACAAATGCATTAATAGATAGATATACAAAACTTCATCGTTATGGAGCTAATATGCCCTATAACCCAACAATGAACTATCAAACACTTCGTATTCAGTTATATACTGACTATGAAGCTATGGATACAGAATCTATTATAGCATCTGCTCTTGATATTGTAGCTGATGAGGCTACATTAAAGAATGAAGCAGGTGAAGTATTACAAATCAGAAGTGCTGATGAAAATATTCAACGTATATTATATAATTTATTCTACGATATATTAAACATTGAATTTAATTTATGGTTGTGGATTAGAAATATGTGTAAGTATGGTGATTTTTATTTACACATGGAAGTCGCTGAAAAATTTGGTGTATACAACGTAACACCTCTTTCAGTATATGATATGATTCGTGAAGAAGGACAAGATCCTGAAAATCCATCTTATGTTTGCTTCAGAATAGATCCAATGGTTATAGCTGCTGGTGGTATAAGCAATCGTGTTAAAGATAGAGATGGTAAAATTAAATTTGAAAACTACGAAATAGCTCACTTTAGGCTATTAACTGATGCAAACTATCTTCCATACGGAAGATCATATATTGAACCTGCTCGTAAAACATATAAGCAATATGTGTTAATGAAAGATGCAATGCTATTGCATCGTATCACTCGTGCCCCAGAAAAACGTGTGTTTACTATTAATGTTGGTAACATTCCTCCTCATGAAGTAGATGCTTATATGCAGAAGGTAATGCAAAAAATGAAAAAAACACCTTACATTGATCAACAAACAGGTGAATATAATTTAAGATATAATTTAATGAACTTAATGGAAGACTTTTATCTTCCAGTTCGCGGTAATGATACAGCAACTAAAATAGATACTGTAAAAGGTCTTGAGTATAATGCTATTGAAGACGTAGCATTCTTACGTGATGAAATGTTAGCTGCACTTAAGATACCTAAAGCATTTTTTGGTTTTGAAAAAGATCTTGAAGGTAAAGCTACATTAGCCGCTGAAGATATTCGTTTTGCTCGTACAGTAGAACGCGTACAGCGTATTGTTATTTCTGAATTGTATAAAATGGCATTAGTGCATTTATATGTTCAAGGATATGATGGTGAAGCATTAACTAACTTTGAGTTATCATTAACTACTCCATCTATCATTTACGAACAAGAGAAAGTAGCATTATGGAAAGAAAAAGTTGACTTAGCTAAATCAATCCAAGACACTAACTTATTACCTTCAGATTGGATATATGATAATGTATTCCAATTCAGTGAAGATCAATATGATGAATATCGTGATTTAATGCTTGAAGATAAAAAACGTGTGTTTAGATTAGCTCAAATTGAAAATGAAGGTAATGACCCCGCTAAATCAGGTAAATCATATGGTACACCACATGATTTAGCTTCACTATACGGCAAAGGCAGAACAGGAATGGATACTGATGGACCTATACCTCCTGGATATGATGAAAAGCGTCCTGTTGGTCGTCCTAAAGAAAGAGCATCTATTATTGGTACTCAACAGGATCCATTAGGTAAAGATAGACTTGGTAGAAAAGCAAATAGTACTCTTTATACTGCTAATATTCCTTCTGAAGATGGTACTCCAAAAGGGGGTTCACCTGTTGCTTTAGCTGAATTAAAGAAAAATAAAAGCTTATTAGAAAGTATCAACGTAGAACGCAAAAAGCTAATATACGATGAAGAAAATAATATGCTAAGTGAGAAAAATATCAAGGGTATATAATAGATAAATATTTATAGATAGTGTACACTAACTAAATTATGAAAATAAAACATTCTAAATTTCGAAACACTGGTATATTATTTGAATTATTGGTGCGTCAGATAGCATCTGACACTTTATCTAATAAAGACTCTGCAGCTGTTAATTTAGTTAAAAAGTATTTTAACAAAACCGAATTAACTAAAGAATATAAAATATATCAGACTTTAATTAATTCAAAACTTTTAAGCGAAGCTAAAGCTGAAACATTCATAAATACAGCATTAGATGCTTCTTTGCGTTTAAATAAAACTACTTTACGTAAAGAAAAATATAATTTAATTAAAGAAATCAAAGAAAACTACGACTTAGAAGAATTCTTTAAAGCAAAAATCAATCATTATACTCAATACGCTGCTGTATTCAATTTAATTGAATCTCATAGCTCAACAGAATTTATTGATCCTAAACTTATTATTGATAATAAAATTACTCTATTAGAGCATATTACACGTAAAGAAGTTAATAAAGAAGACGTTAAAGATCGTGTAATAGAAGAATACATGAAACTAGATAAAGGTTCTCGTATACTTGCTTATCGTATGTTATTAGAGAAATTCAACACAAAATACGCTGAGTTGAATGATAAGCAAAAAAATGTATTAAAAGAATATATCAATAATGTAACTAATACTGTTAAATTAAGAGAATTCGTTAATAATAATTTTAATGTTATTATTAGCGAATTAAAGTTAATTATCCCCACAATAGAAGATAAAACAACTCAAATTAAATTAACAGAAATAACTAATTTCCTTCAACCATTGGATAAAAATCAAAATGTAAAAGATGAAAATATAATTTCACTTTTGCAGTTTTATCAGTTATTAAATGAGTTAAAAGCCATTAAATAATGGATCAATTAAGAGAAAAATTAAAGCAATTAATACGTAAAGAACTAGAGGAGATGTCTGCTACTAGTGGTGGAGAAGCATATTCTACTCCTTTTGCTTTTGCTAAAAAAGGTCAAAAAACAAACGCTGCTATTCAAACAGCTAAATCTCAAGGAATGAAATTAGCTCCTACAGGAATACCTAGTGACTCTAAAGTAAGAGATTATAAAGCAATTTGGAAATCAGCTGAAAAATCTAAATATAAGATGTATAAAGAATCTTTAGAAAAAATTGTTAAAGAAGAGTTACTCAACGAAGTAACCTATTCTAAATTCAAAAACGAAGTTAAATTTAGAACTAAATCAGAACAACTTCATAAAGCAATTCGTGAAGTAAAACGTAAACTACAAGAAATTGATCGTATTGTTGAATATACTTCACGCATGAAACAAGAATTAAGTGAAGACGGCGGTATCAACTATTGGAAAGCCACTCAAAAGAATATAGGTACTATATCTGAAATGGTAAACCAATTAAATAATAAGATTAAAAATTTACATCAATGAAAAAGCAAATTAACGAAATCCGCAGAATGCAGCAATTAGCTGGGATTTTAAAAGAAAATAATATAAACGAAGCTCCTCAGCCTGATTGGGGTTCTATGGGACTTACATATAGTGATACAATAGGAGATGATAATGAAGGTGAATATAATGAGATTGTGGATATAACAAAAAAATTATATCAAGACTTCATAGAACAATATGAGAAAATGCCAGATCAAGAAAAAATTGAATATAAAATATCACAAGATATAGATAACGATATTACGAATATGTTAGATGCAATATATAGCTTTTCTTTTAGAAAGGATAATAATGTTAAACTTAGTGATGGAAGAACAGTTAGTATTAACTATCTTATGAACAAAATGCTTGAAAAGGGAGAATACAGTAAACTAGCTCAAGATATCTTGGAAATAATTATAGGCTTATAAATAAAAATTAATATCAATAATGGCAAAAGGTAAAGGTGGTAGTGAAAGCCGTAAAATAACATTCGGCAAACGCAAATTAGGAAAAGCAAAAAAATCCTACAATAAGCACGATAGAACAGAAAAAAACTACCGTAGACAAGGACGATAATATTTATACATAACAAACCATAAATTATAACACAATGAAAAAAAGCGAATTACGTGAATTAATAAAAGAAATAATACTTCAAGAAATAACTAAAGTAGAGGAAAGTCAAGAAGAAAGAGGAATTACACCTAGTGGTCAAATTCAAACTCCCGCACAAGCTCTTGGCCGTGCTCGCCCTAGAACTTCCGCTGAGTTAGCTTGGGAAAATTATGGTTTGGACAGATATACTGCTGGAGTAGCATATAACGGAGGATATACTAAAAAAGATGGAACATTTGTTCCAGTAGATGAACAAGGATTAGTTAATATAGTAATATCCATGTTAAAGAAAAAATTACCAAATGCTGATTCTGAAATTGTAGATTGGATGAAAAATAAAACTAGAGAGGTGTATAAAAGACAACAATCGTTTAAAAAAGGTAGTTAAAAATAATATAATGAAAAGCATACAAAACCAATATCGCGATCTTAAAGAAGGAAAAATGTCACAAGCTAACTTTATGCGTAATGTGCGTATGACTTTTCCTCATTTAGTTACTAATGTAACATCATTTGATGATACTGTCAGAATACTTAAAAATAAACAAATATTAAGCGAAGCTAAAACTAAACTACACCCAAATCAAATTCACCCACAAGAATTAAGAATGGGTATTAAAGTAGAAATGGAACACACAGATGATCCTAAAAAAGCAGAAAAAATTGCTTTAGATCATTTAGCAGAAAATCCATTTTACTACACAGCATTAAAATTATCAGGCATTGAATCACCTTCAGCTCCTAAAACTAAAACACCTGCTAAAGCTAAAGCTAAAAAAGAATCAGTTGAATTAGTTGATAAAGAAAATCAAATGAAAACACCAAAAGGTGTTGAAAAAGCAAAAGCATCAGCTAATAAAGCACATAAAGAAACAAACAAAGGTGTTAAAGGAGTAGAAGAACTCACTCACGCTGCTAAAAAAGCTAAAGGCATTAAACAAGTAATGTCTCCTACTGGTGGTAAAATGAAAACCATTAGAGAACAATTAGAAAAACTTGTGCGTGAAGCCATAAATGAATATTACTAATGAAATCATTACTCATAGACCATACTCCTTTCCAACATGCTAAGCTTACTTTAGTTGAAGGTAAAGTAAACAATGGTACTGTCACTTTAGTTGGTAAATTACAAGAAGCTGAACAAAAAAACGGCAATGGTCGTGTATATCCTCGCGAAATACTTGAAAGAGAAGTAAAAAAATATGCTGAAGGACCAATAAAAACACGCACTGCTTTAGGAGAACTCGATCATCCTGAAGCCTCTGTTGTTAATCTAGCAAATACTTCCCATGTTATTACAGAAGTATGGTGGAAAGGAAATGACTTAATGGGTAGATTACAACTATTACCCACACCCGCGGGCAATATCGCTAAAGCACTTGTATTATCTGGTATTCCACTTGGTATTTCATCACGCGGTATGGGTAGTGTTAAACAACTTGGTGAAACAGTTGAAGTACAAGACGATTTTGAATTGTTATGTTGGGATTTAGTATCAGTACCTAGTACTCCACAAGCATATATGAGAATAGCTGAAGCAAAGCAATATGCTTCTATTAAAGATTATAGCAAAGTAAATAGTTTAATTACAGAAATTATTTGTCAACATACTGGAGTTTGTCCTTTATGTTAAATAATTCACGTCTTTCCATATCTCCATATATTTATGAGCATCCTACAATAGGTTGCTCATTCTTATGCAACCTCGGGTATATTACAAACCCCTATTAAGATTTTCTAATAATCTTATTTCCGAAAAAAAATTTAAGGAGAAAAATTTTATGACAAACCAAGATTTGTTCAAAGAAGCAATTGCTGACGCTAAAGCTATTCGTGAAACTGCTTTAGCTAATGCAAAAGTTGCTCTTGAAGAAGCTCTTGCTCCTAGACTTCAATCTATGCTTGCTGCTAAATTGCAAGAAATGGATAATATGGACGAGGCTGAAGAAGAGAAACTTGAAGAAAAATCACTCGGTCAAGACACTTATCGTACAGGCGATGTACAACATGTTGGTGCTAGAGAAAGACATGCTGCACTCGAAGAAAACGAAGAAGAACTTGAAGAAGATTTTGATTTATCTGAAATTTTAGCTGAACTCGAAGAAGCTAAAGAAGAAGAAGAAAAAGAAAAAATGAAAGAAGCTAAAAAAGAAGAAGAGGAAGATGAAGAAGAAGGTGAAGAGCCTGCTGAATCTGAACCTGCTGAATCTGAAACAGTGGCTGATCTTTCAGTTGATGAATTAAAAATGATTATCAAAGACATTATTTCTAGCGAAATGGAAGACGGCGGCATGGAAGACATGGGCGGCGACGAAACAGAAGCTGGAGACGAAATGACGGTTGATGTATCATCTGATGAAGGTGAAGGAATGGAAGAAGATCTTAATTTAGAAGAATTATTAGCTGAACTTGACGCTTTAGACGAAGACTATTCTGAAGAAGAAACAGAATACGAAGAAGGTGGAATGTACGAAGCTAAGAAAAAAGCTAAAAAAGAAGATGATAAAATGAAAAAAGAGTTAGATGAAGCTATTGCTACTATCCATACTCTTCGTTCAGAACTTAACGAAGTTAATCTTCTTAACGCTAAATTACTCTATGTAAATAAGATTTTCAAAGCCAAGAACTTAACTGAATCACAAAAACTTAAAGTAATCGCTCAATTTGACAAAGCATCTACTGTTAAAGAAGCTAAGATGATTTATGAAACTATGGACGTTGCTATTGCAAAATCTGCTAAGTCTTCAATTAAAGAATCTATGGGTTTTGCTTCCAAAGCAGCAGGTGTTGCTAAAAAACCAATCGTCGAAGTGGACGAAACAATGTCAAGATGGCAAATGCTTGCTGGCATTAAAAAACACTAAAAATTAATTTAACAAAAAACTCTTTAAAAAATGAACGTACAACAATTACTCGAGTCATCTAACCAGTATAAAGTTATAATGGAAGATGCACAACGTTTGTCTGGTAAGTGGGCTAAATCCGGTCTTTTAGAAGGCATTAGCAACACTCAAGACAAAAACACAATGGCTATTCTCCTTGAGAACCAAGCCAAGCAATTAATCACTGAAGCTTCTGCTACAGGTGGTACTACCTCAATGTCTGGTGCTGGATATAATGCAGAAAACTGGGCTGGTGTAGCTTTGCCATTAGTTCGCCGCGTATTCGGTGAAATCGCTGCTAAAGAATTCGTTAGCGTACAACCAATGAACTTACCTTCAGGTCTCGTATTCTATCTTGATTTCAAATACGGTACTGGTGTTAAGCCATTTACCAGCGGTGGTTCACTTTATGGTGCTAACGCTACTACAAACGTAACCGATATTGCTTCTCAATCACTTTATGGTGCTGGTAAGTTTGGTTACTCAATCAACCAATTCTCAGCTTCTATTGTTGCTGTAACCGGTTCAACCACATGGGCTGACTTTAACTTAGATTCTACCTATTCAGCTTCTGCTGCTACTGGTTGGAAAAAGATTTCAGTTCCTCTCCCAGCTGCTGCTGATACAAATGCTGTTAGATCATTTGTATTTACTTCTGGTTCTTCCGGAACATTCATCAGCGCTAATGACATTTTACAGCAATTTACAACTGTAGCTAATAGCACAGCTTCATTCATTGTAACTGGTTCATTAGTATCTGTTTCTAGCTCAACTCCAACAGTAACCTTGTTCTTCTCTGTAGCTCCTACTCCAGCAGCTCGTGGTGATTTCGAAGATCAAACAACAGGTGGCGGTGCTGGTAACGGCGGTAATGGTGGTTATCCTGGTGCTAACACTACTTCTGCTGCAATTGCTATCCCAGAAATCAACGTTCAGTTGAAATCAGAAGCTATTGTTGCTAAAACTCGTAGGTTAAAAGCACAATGGACACCAGAATTCGCTCAGGATCTTAATGCTTATCATAGTGTTGATGCTGAAGCTGAATTAACTGGTATCTTATCACAGTATATTTCAATGGAAATCGACCTCGAAATCCTTGATATGTTAATTCAAAACGCTTTCACTACTGAATACTGGTCAGCAGTTAACAACCAAGGCGTAGGTGCTTCTGGTGTTACTAATGGTAACCTCGGTTACTACAACACCCAAGGTGGTTGGTTCCAAACCCTCGGCACTAAGCTCCAGAAAGTTTCTAACATAATCCATCAGTTAACTCTCCGCGGTGGCGCTAACTTCCTCGTAACTTCACCAACCGTAGCTACAATCCTCGAATCAATTCCTGGATTTGCTTCTGACGGTGATGGTGAAAAAATGGAATTCAACTTCGGTATTCAGAAAGTTGGTTCACTTAACAGCCGTTACAAGGTTTACAAGAACCCATACATGACTGAGAACGTAATCCTCATGGGTTACAAAGGTGCTCAGTTCCTTGAGTGCGGTGCTGTATTTGCTCCATATGTGCCTTTAATCATGACTCCACTTCTCTACGATCCTAACACCTTCACTCCACGTAAAGGTTTGATGACTCGTTACGCTAAGAAGATGATTAGACCGGACTATTATGGTCGTGTATATGTTGCTGGTTTAAATACTCTTTAATCTAGTATAACATAATAGCCCTGTAAGGCTTAAAAAAACAAAAGGCTCGAGGTAATACTCGGGCCTTTTTGTATATTTATACACGTATGAAAACATGTAAAAAATGTGGTATTGAAAAACCACTAAATGAATATTGTAAACGTAAAGAAGAAAAAGATGGATTACATCGTTATTGTAAACCATGTATGAGACAACGTCTTAAAAATGAGTACAATAGGGATAAAGAAAAACATCTTAAACGTACTCGAAAATATCAAGAGGAAAATAGGGAATATTTTAGAAATAAATCTAATAATCACTACCACACCAAAAAAGACTACTATCGCGAATGGAATCGAACTAAATATTCTACTGATTTACTATTTCGTCTCCGCCATACTCTCAATTCTATCATAAACCATCACCTTAAAGAAGGTAAATCACAAAGCAGCATTGACTATCTAGGCTGCACAATACAAGAATACAAAGAGTATCTTGAACCACTATTCACACCAGAAATGAATTGGGAAAATTATGGAACTTATTGGGAAATAGACCACATTCATCCATTAGCTAAAGGTGGATCATTTCATTATACCAACACTCAGCCACTTACTGTAGTTGAAAATAGAATAAAATCAGACATAATATTATGAAACTTAAAAATATTATACAACAATTAATTCAAGAAAATAAAGATTTTCCATGGGTAGAACAACGAGAATATGAATTATTAATTGAATTTAATTATAATTTAGACGATACATATTTTATAACAAATGAATTACCTTTCAATATTGAATTTAAAGATGATCAAAATAGATTAAACATTACTAAAGGTAAATTAAATAAAGATTTTATTGAAATAAAATTATATTGGGTTGATGATAAAGGAAAAGTTAGAATGGATACTCCTGAAGGTATACTGCCTAAAACAATGAATACTCATTTAAATAATATTATAAATAAATTTTTACCTAATTATGATAAGTTTTTAATTAGACCTAATGATGATATAAGGTATAGATTATTCCAATTATTGTTAAACAAATATATAGATAAAAATCAATGGAATATTACATTTAATTCTAATGATAGATCTATATTTTTAATTAAAAAAAATTAATCCCGTAAGGCTAAAAAATAAGAGATCCGAGCTTAGCTCGGGTCTTCTTTTTATATTTATAATAAATAATGTTATATGCGTGAATCTAATCGTGAAAGAAAAAATGATATTAAATCCATTAGTGCGGTACAGTTAAATGAAGAACAAAAAGAAGCAAAACGATTAATAGTAGAAAATCAAATAGTAATTATAACAGGTAGAGCAGGCTCGGGTAAATCATTAGTATGTGCTCAAGCCGCATTAGATTTTCTTAAGAAAAAACAAATCAATTGTATTTACAATACGCGTGCTGCAATTGAAGTAGGAAAAAGTTTAGGATTTTTACCTGGAGATATTAATGGTAAGTTTGATCCATATATGGAAGCACTTGTTGAAAATCTTAATAAATGCTGTTCCAATAAAAACGAAGTACCTAATCTTGTGTCTGAAGAAAAAATAAAAGCATTACCAGTACAATTTATACGTGGTAAAACAATCGATGATATATTGATTGTAGAAGAGGCACAAAACTTAACTAAAGGTGAAATGCTAGCTATATTAACACGTTTAGGTAAAACAGGTAAAATAGTAATTAACGGTGACAATGAACAAACCGATATAAAAACGCATACAGGCGAAATAAACGGATTAAGTTACGTAATCGAACTATCTAAAAAAATAGAAGAAATTAAGTGGATTAAATTGAAAGAAAATCATCGTTCTGATCTAGTTGGGAAAATACTTGAATACGAATATGGGAAATAGCTATATTTATACGTGTTAAATACTACTTAAATAATGGCTATAAATCTTAAAGACTTATATGATAAATACTATGGGGATACTTCATACTTAACACCAGTTAAATGTAATACTCCATTTGAATATTATGATAACGATCCTGAATTTGTAAGAGATGCTAAAAGTGTTGCACGATTTGTAGCTCAACGCTTAGGTACTGGTTTAGGTCTTACTCAACTCAACATTAGTGATTTAACCGTGTATGCTGCTTTTGAAGAAGCAGTTACTACATACGGTAATATGGTCTATCAATATAAAATTAGAGACCAATACTTAAGTATGGAAGGAGCAGAATCGTCTCCTTTTAATAACGCTACTGTTACTTATGTAAATAGTATAGATGTAAGTTCACCTGTTACTTGGTCTGGTGCTAGATTAGCTACTTTAACTGATATAGATAATAATCCAACTTACACTCAAGCAGTAAATGATGGAAGCATATATGTTATATCTGCTTCATTATCTAATTTTATATTACCTAATTTAGATTATGTTAAATCATTCACTTTAGCTACAGAATATGTAAGTGGATCTATTACTTATGATTTAAGTCAATACGTTTATAATAAATTAAATAAAGTAAGTGGTAGTTATCTTTATTTCTTTACTACTAGTCCTCAAATATCAAGTGGATCTGCTTTATTTGGAACCGGATCTATACCTACAGTTTATATTCAAGATGTATTAGATCCTGAATTTAATAATAAATTAATTAGTGATACTTTAGCTACTTTAACTACTACTATAGCTGAAAACTATGCTAGTGAAGCAGGTATAGGTGGAAACTATACAGTATATAGTGGTACTCTTCCAATGACAGCGGGCGTTCAAGATTATGATTTAAATACTTGGGCTGCTAACTCAGCATCATTAAATCCAGGTGACAGAATAGAAATTAGAAGAGTATTCTATGAAGAACCCCCTGCTATTGTTCGTTACTTTGATCCATATGCCGGTACAGGTACTGGTATCCAATCATTACTTGAAACATTTGGATTTGGTCAGTTTTCTCCGGGTATTAACTTCTTATTAATGCCTATCTACTTTGATATACAAAAAATACAAGCGATTGAATTTAACGATCAAATAAGAAAAGCAGCTTATTCATTTAATTTAGTAAATAATAAATTAAAAATATTTCCTATACCTACTGAAAATAAAAATTTATTTTTTGAGTATGTAAAAGTAAGTGAAAAGTTCAATCCTATCAAAGACAACAGAAATAATGTTGTTACTGATGTAATGAATGTTCCTTATAGAAATCCAATATATTCTAGAATAAACACTGTAGGTAGAACTTGGATATTTAAATATGCCTTAGCATTATGCCGTGAAATTGAAGCACATATTCGCTTAGAATATTCTACAGTTAACGTTCAAGGTGTAGGAGCATTACAAGGATCCGATTTAATTCAAGATGCTAGAACAGAAAAAGAACAATTGTTGACTGAATTAAAAGAAATGTTAAATGAAGTATCGCGTAAAGCACAATTAGAGCGTCAACAACAAGAAGCCCAATTTGCTCGTGATACTTTAACTCAAATACCATTACCAATTTATATATTCTAATGCCCAGAGGAATAGTAAAATATGTACCTGTAGATAATTGTCCTGATCCAAATTATCCCGCTGCAGCGCCTTCAGCACCTGTAACAAAAGCAGGTACACCTACTGCTCCTGAATTACCTCCAACTGGTGCTGATTTTATAAATACATTTATAGATCAAGCAGCTAAATCATCTATTCGTTTTAGTAATATGACTGTAGGTTATTTTAAATTAGATTTAACCAATACTAAATCAAATATGTATGGTGAATCAATAGAAAAATGGTATTATCCACCAGTGGAAGTAAGATGTTTAATTGAAAGAGGTGATTTTGCTTATACCGATACTGAATATGGACCTGATATTAATCAAACATTAACATTAACAATACCAAAAATAACTTTAGTTGAGCTTGACTTTTTACCTGAAGTAGGAGATATAGTTACTGATCAAGAAAGATATTATGAAGTACATGATTCAAACAGATCATTCATAACTATACCAGGTACAGGTAGATCTGAATCAACTGTTGGCACTCCGGGTCAAATAGTAGTATATAAAGTAACAGCTCACTTAACAAGAACAACAAAACTTAACCTAATACAGTATAGCTAATGGGACTTTTAGAAAAAATATTATTAAATGAAGGTATTACTATTTTTAGATGTGATATTCTAATTAAAACAGAAGCTGAGCAAAATAAAGTAGAAATATACAATGAAATTAGAGCATTAGAAGGTGTAGTTGTTGTAACTGTAGTACAAAGTGATTTCTTAAATAGAAAAAGAACACCACGATATGAATATTCTTTAATTAAAATAAAATATATTGGAAGAGGTGATGCTAAAACATCAATCAAACAAATTGGTATAAATGCAGTAACTAAAAATAAAGTTCCTGGTTTATTACAGTTTATTCCAAGATACGATACAATTACTAAAGTAGGATCATACTAAAACATATAAAATGAAATTATTAGATATATTAAGAGAAGCAAATGAAAATATTACTGATATCATTGCTAATCTAACGCCAGAGCAACGTAAAGAATTATTTCAAAGAGGATCACTATTAATTCCTCAATCTCAAGATCCATCTCGTCCATCAACTATATCTTCAAAAGTAGTTCGTTTACCTAAAGCAGAAGAAATACAAAGAAAATTAATTAATGATAAAAAAGAATTTGAAGCATATCAATACCATCCTGATGAAGATATTAAAAAAATAGCTAAAGAAATAAATAAACTATATAATCAATTATATGGTACTATAAAAGCTCTAGATAAAACATTAGAATTAAAAAAACTAGGTAAATTATAATGCAACAATTCCGTAAACCAACACCAAAAAATCAAGCAGAAATAGTACAAGATACTATTAATCCTTACTATCAGGGTAAACCAGTTAGTCAAAATGTATTTACTCATCGTGATAATAGAGCATTAAATACTACTCGTAAAACGGATAATGTAAAGGATATTACTGTTGGTTTAGAAGATATTGATTATGCTATTAAATATTATTTTGAAACTGCTATTTTACCTACTGTAGTACAAGATGGTAATGTAATTAATGTTCCTGTGATGTATGGTTCTCCTGAGCGTTGGAAATCAGTACAACAAGATGGTTATTATAGAGATACTAATGGTAAATTAGTAATTCCTCTTATAATGTTTAAACGTAATGGGATTGAAAAAAATAGAAATTTAGGTAATAAAATAGATGGTAACTTAGCATCTTTATTTCAAGTATTTGAAAGTAGATATAATCAAAGAAACCAATATGATAAGTTTTCTATATTAACAAATAGAATACCATCAAAACAATATTATGTTTCTGTAGTACCTGATTATGTTACTATAACATATGAGTGTGTTATATTTACAAATTTTGTAGAACAAAATAATAATATAATTGAAGCAATTGAATTTGCAGCTGATTCATATTGGGGAGATAAAAATAGATGGCAATTTAGAACTATGATTGATAATTTTGCTACAACAAATATTATTAACACTGGTGAAGATAGAGTAGCAACTACTAATATTACTTTAAAAGTAAATGGATACTTAATTGCTAATAGCATTAATCAACACCTATCAGATACTAATATGCATTATTCTCCATCTAGAATAACATTTACATTTGAAACATCAGAAACTGCTGAAACATTTTCACCCACTGGTAAAGCTACTCCTGTACCTAAAACAGCAATGGGAGCTATATCCGCTGTTGATTCTTATAATGTGAACGTAACAAATGCAACTGTAGCTTTAAATACTGATTTAGCTTCATACTTAGGAACAAGCATAACAAAATACGCTGTTACTATTACATCAAATACAGCTGTATTTAATGGATCTTTCTTAACAGCACCATCACCATTACCCGCAACGTCAGCTGCTAACTTTAATTTCTTTGTTAATGGCCAGTATGTAGATGCAAATGCTATAACATCATTTGTTGATAATGGAAACGGAACTTGTACTTTAACTGTAAATACTACTAACTTAGAATATTCACTTGAATCAACAGATCAAATAATAGCCGTAGGTAAATTCGCTTAAAATGGCACGATTAAAATTAAAACAAGTATTATCTAATTTATCATATAATGCTACTACTAATCAATTAACTCTTAGTGGTAGTTCAGACCCATCATTTATAATCTCAGGCTCAGTTTATGTAGCATCAACACCAACAATAACAGGTTCTGTTACAATTCAAAACGTAGATACATTCGGTGATAGTGGCAGCTTCTATACGTTAGACCTAGGAAATAATTCATTTTAATATTTATATTCAACACTGTTGACGTTGTAATATAAAATATGCCAAAGATTATTCCAAATTATACAACAATTCCTGGACAGGGATTTACTATTTTAGATTTAGATTTAGGAGAAATAGCACTTAACGTTAGTGATGGTAATCTATATCTTAAAAAAGAAACAGCAGGAGTACCAAGTGTTGTTATACTAGCAGGTCCTGGAAATGTTGCTGTTAGTTCATCATATGCTTTAACATCATCATATGCTAATTATGCTGCTGTAGCATTAAATGCTACTAATTCTCTTAATACTTTATTTGGTATATTTTCACTTCATTCGTATTACTCTCAATTAGCAAGAACAGCATCGTTTGCATATAAAGCAGATTATTCTGATTTTGCATTAAAGGCTTTAACAGCTACTAATGCTTCAACAGCATCTTTACCTATACGAGGTATAATAACAGCATCAGCTGCTGGTTCTACAATTACATTTACTAAAGGCGATAGCAGTACTTTTAACGTTAGCGTAACAACAGCAACTGCTCAAACAGCATCATATGTTACTTCATCTAACGTTGATGGTCCTTATGGTAAAAATAGTATACTAACAGCATCATACGCTCTAACAGCATCATTACCGCTTCGAGGTTTAATAACAGCATCCGCTGTCGGCTCTACAATCACGTTTACTAAAGGTGATAGTAGTACTTTTAATGTTACTATAACAACAGCAACTGCCGAGACTGCATCATATGTATCTTCTTCTAATGTTGATGGTCCTTATGGAAAAAATAGTATATTAAGTGCGTCGTATGCTGTAACAGCATCTTATGTTTTAAATGCAATAAGCGCCTCGTATGCTCTTAGTGCCTCACAAGCATTTAGTTCATCATATGCGTTTAGTGCATCACAAGCAGTTAGCTCATCATACGCACTTAGTGCATCGTTTACTTCAACAGCAAGCTATTCCCTATCATCATTATCAGCATCATATGCTAGTACTGCTTCTAATATAGAAGGAGGTGCTACAAATTATATTACACTATGGAGAACCAATACTGCTTTAACAAGCAGTGTAATGTATCAAAGTAGTAGTAATATTACTATAGGTGGTGGAGCTATTTTACCTTCAGCTAGGTTAGAAGTAAAAGGAGCAGGCTCTACATCAGCTACTGCTGCTTTAAACGTTATAAATGCTTCATCAACAGATTTATTATACTTAAGAAATGATGGTTTTGTAGGTATAGGAACAGCATCTGCTGCTTCTACTGAAAATATGTTCATTAAAAAACAGTGGACTATATTTGATCAAGGAGTTGATCTTACAAATTATACTATAGTTGATATATCAAATACAACTAGTGTTTTAAGATTAGGAGTTGAAACTAATTCTGGAGGAGGTATAGCAACAAATTCTACAGCTTATGCTGGTATAATTGGTACTACAAAAAATATTCCATTACAGTTTATTACTAGCGGCAGTGTAAAAACTACTATAACATCAACAGGTAATTTTGGAATAGGTATTACATCACCGTTATATACTTTAGATGTATCAGGCAGTGCTCGTATTACTAGCTCAGTATTCTTACCAGGATTAATTAATACTAGTCAATCTCATCTTATAAGCTATAATTCAAGTTCAGGACAACTTTATTATTTAGGAACCGGTTCGTTTACAGCTAGTTGGGCTAATAATACTATTAGTGCTTCTAATGCACAAACAGCAAGTTATATTCTTAACGCTGTATCTGCATCGTTTGCTTCTACAGCTTCATACGTGTTAAATGCAGTCAGCGCATCATTTGCATCAACTGCTTCGTTATCTCAGAATGCATTAACAGCGTCATTTATAACAGCTTCTAATGTTTGGGGCCCGTTTGGCTCAAACAGTATTATCAGTTCATCGTTTGCATCAACGGCTTCATATGTTCTTAACGCTGTGTCTGCATCATTTGCAGCAACAGCATCATCCGCAGATAATTTTCTAGTTAGAGGCACACTTACTGCACAAACTATTATAGCACAAGTAATAACTTCATCAACTGACTTTGTTACTGGTTCAACTCGTTTCGGTACTCAACTCACTAATACACATCAATTTACCGGCAGCGTAAGTATAACTGGTAGTTTAACTGTTACTGGAGCTGGAATTACAGGATCGCTGTTTGGAACAGCAAGTTGGGCAGTGAGCGCATCACAAGCACTTACAGCTTCATATGTGTTAAATGCTGTATCATCATCCTATGCACTAAGTGCATCACAAGCTCAAAATGCAACTACAGCATCATACGTGTTAAATGCTGTTTCAGCATCATTCGCTAGTACAGCATCGTTTGTTCAAAATGCTATATCTGCTTCGTTTGCTTCTACTGCTTCATATGTGTTAAATGCAGTTAGTGCATCATTTGCATCTACTGCTTCATTCGTTCAAAATGCAGTTAGTGCATCATTCGCATCAACAGCATCCTTAGCTCAAAATGCTTTAACAGCATCATTTGTAACAGCGTCTAATGTTTGGGGCCCATTCGGATCAAATAGTATTATTAGCTCATCGTTTGCTAGTACAGCATCCTTAGCTCAAAATGCAGTTAGTACTTCATTCGCCGCAACAGCATCATCCGCAGATAACTTTACAGTACGTGGTACACTTACTGCTCAAACAATAGTAACTCAAGTTATAACTTCAAGTACTGATTTTGTAACTGGTTCATCTCGATTCGGTACATTATTAACAAATACACATCAATTTACAGGTAGTGTAAGTATAACAGGAAGTTTAAATGTAGTAGGAGCTGGAATTACAGGTTCATTGTTTGGAACATCATCGTGGGCTAACAATGCAATAAGTTCATCTTATGCATTATCAGCATCACAAGCACAAAACGCAGTTAGTGCATCTTATGTATTAAACGCTGTAAGTGCTTCATTTGCTAGTACAGCATCCTATGTACTTAATGCAGTTAGTGCTTCATTTGCTAGTACAGCATCGTTCGTTCAGAATGCCGTTTCAGCATCGTTTGCTTCTACGGCTTCATTAGCTATAAATGCTCTAACAGCATCTTTTGTTACTGCTTCTAATATATTTGGCCCATTTGGTTCAAATAGTGTTATTAGTTCATCATTTGCTTCAACTGCTTCATTCGTCCAAAATGCCATTTCAGCATCATTTGCTGCAACAGCATCTTCAGCTGATAATTTTACAGTACGTGGTACTCTTACTGCACAAACTATTGTGACACAAGTAATAACATCTTCAACGGATTTTGTAACAGGTTCATCACGTTTTGGAACATTACTTAGTAATACACATCAATTCACGGGCAGTGTTTCAATTACAGGTTCGTTAAATGTTACTGGAGCCGGTATAACAGGATCATTATTTGGAACATCATCATGGGCGGTTAGTGCATCACAAGCAGTAACAGCTAGTTATGTACTCAATGCCGTATCTGCATCATTTGCTAGTACAGCATCGTTTGTTCAAAACGCAGTTAGTGCTTCGTTTGCATCAACTGCTTCATTCGTTCAAAACGCAGTTAGTGCATCATTTGCTAGTACAGCATCATATATAACAGCATCTGGTGTATTCGGCCCATTCGGATCAAACAGTGTAATAAGCGCCTCACACGCAGTAACAGCAGCGTTTGCTGCTAATTCTAGCGGCGTGAGTGGCGGTGCTGCAAACTATATCACGATGTGGACTAGTGCTACAGCATTAAGCAGCAGCACAATATATCAAAGTACTGGTAATATTGGTATTGGTACTATAACACCTAATGCTAAACTTGATGTTAATGGCAATGCAATTATCACCGGTTCATTAACAGTAGCGCCAAACAGTAATATAGAATTTCAAGTTCAAACTGCAGGTGTTAAAATAGGTAACGTAATTACTGATGCTCATACAATAACAGGTAGTGTAAATGTAAGTGGCAGTGTAACTGCAACTAACTTTACTGGTTCTTTATTTGGTACATCATCGTGGGCAGTAAATGCATTACAAGCATCAACAGCCAGTTATATACTTAATGCTATTTCAGCATCGTTTGCATCAACAGCCTCATTTGTTCAGAACGCTGTTTCAGCATCATTTGCTAGTACAGCCTCATTCGTTCAAAACGCAGTTAGTGCTTCATTCGCTGCTATAGCATCATCTGCAGATAACTTTGCTGTAAGAAATACATTAACTGCTACTACTATAGTAGTACAAACTATAACATCATCAATTGATTTCGTAACAGGTTCTAGTCGTTTTGGAACATTACTTAGTAATACACACCAGTTTACTGGTTCAGTAAGTATGACGGGTAGTTTAACTGTTACTGGAGCTGGAATTACAGGATCATTGTTTGGTACATCATCGTGGGCAGTAAGTGCATCACAAGCATTAACAGCTAGTTATGTACTTAATGCTATTAGTGCTTCGTTTGTAGCAACCGCGTCATATATAACAGCATCAGGAGTATTTGGTCCATTTGGTTCAAACAGTGTTATTAGTGCTTCACACGCAGTAACAGCAGCGTTTGCTGCTAATTCTAGTGGTATAAGCGGTGGGGCTGCAAACTATATTACAATGTGGACTGGGGCTACTACATTAAGCAGTAGTGTAATATATCAAAGTGCTGGTAATATAGGAATTAATACTATTTCTCCTAATGCTAAACTTGACATTAATGGTAGTACTATTATTACAGGATCTTTAATTGTTAGTTCTTCTGCTGTAAGACTTACTGTTAGTGGTTCTCAAGCTTTATTTAATCTTACTGGTACTACTCCTTCAATAGTAATATCAGGAAGTGGTTATACATTTGCTGCAAGAATTGGTTCAACATCTAATAATCAATATTCTTGGCTTACTAATATATACTATGATGGAGCTAATTTCCAAAAAGATGATACTTCTCGTAGTGGTTGGAGAATGAATCAAGTAGCAGAAACTACTGATACTACTAGTTCAATGGAGTTTAATTATTTCCCTATTGGAACTACTATTTCTGTTCAACCTTTAGTAATAAAAAGAAATAGTTTATTAATAAATAACCAAATTACACCTGTTAATACGGGTTCTGTATCTTTTGTAAATTATGCTTTTGCAAACCAAACTGGATCTGGTTTTTATGGTAGTGGTTCTAATTTAGATAGTGTTAAACTAGCATTCAATAGATCTGATGAATTTGAATTCTCTTCAAGCGGCATGTTTAGAGCAGCCGATGATATAGTTGGTTTCTACTCATTCTCAGACCGCAATCTAAAATACGATGTAAGACAAGTATGTGGTAGTGTAGCGCTTGATCAAGTACAACAATTACAAGGTGTATATTATAAATGGGTAGGAGATCAAGGTAGTAGAGCAAATAGAGAAGAAATAGGTTTAATAGCACAAGATGTAGAAAAAATAATACCTCAACTTGTACGTGAACAAGAACGTTTAGGTCAAGGTACATTTAAAACAGTCGATTATGATCATTTAACTGCGTTATTAATTGAAGCAATTAAAGAACAACAAAAACAAATCGACGAATTAAAATCTAGACTAGATGCCTTTACCAAGTAATGGACCAATATCGTTTGGAGATATAAATGAAGAAGCTCATCTAACAAGAAATACAGCTAATACTATATTAGCAGGTGGAAGTACTCCCCAAGTCGGTTCATTAGTAAAGTTATATGAAGCTACTGTTAATCAAAGTGCACCTCACGCGTTATCTGAGTTTAGAGGAGTATATTATGATGCTGTTAGTACTACTTTAGAAGTTAAGTATGAAACAAACTATTTTTACGCTAATATATATGATTATATAAATTCAACAACAATAACAATATCTGCTGCTTCGCTAAATGTAATTGGTTATGATGATGGCTCCTGCTCATCTCTTTCAGGAGAATCAGATACAAGTTCAAATGCTTTAGTAATAAATGGTGGTTCATTAAATGCTAATCAACCTGGTAATTATGGAATGACTTGTAATACAACTTATTATAAATTTTCTGGTAATTTAGTAATAAACGGGACTAGTAGATATGATGGAGAACAATTCTATATAGGATCAACCTATGTTACTCTATCATTTCCGCAGTCTTGTACTCCCTATTTCTGTTAATATATTTATTGCTGCCTATATAGGCCTTAGAACACCATAGATATGGCTCAACAAATACTTAAGCTACGTCGCAGTAGCATACCCGGGAAAGTTCCTAGTACTTCTTCTTTAGATTATGGAGAAATAGCGCTTAACACGTATGACGGTATAGCATACATGAAGCGATCTGGCTCTAATGGAGATGAAATAATTGCTATAGGCGTTGGAACATCAGGTAGCTTTACTGGTTCGTTTTTTGGTACTTCAAGTTGGGCCTACAATGCAATATCTGCTGCTTACGCAGCAACCGCATCATCAGCTGATAATTTTACTGTTAGAGGTACACTTACCGCACAAACAATAGTAGTACAAGTTATTACTTCATCACAAGAATTAATAACTGGTTCTCTTATTGTTAATGGTCCTTTAACTGTTAATGGTGGAATAACAGGTTCATTACAAGGTACATCAAGTTGGGCTAATAATGCTGTACAAGCAATAAATGCTGCTACTGCCTCTAATATATTAGGTGGTACTGCAACATATATACCTTTCTTTAAAACTAATACTACATTAGGCAATAGCACAATGTATCAGATTAGTAATAGTTTTAGCACAACAAGCATTGCTATTAATGAAACTAATATCACTTCAGCTAATCCTGAAGCATTATATGTGTTTCAGACACATCCAACATCAATAAATGTATTAACAGGTAAAGGTAACTTAAATAACTATTTACAAAATAATATACAAAACACCAATCAAGGAGTTAGTGCTTCATCTGATGTAGTTGCCACTGCAAATAACGGTAATGAAGATACCAACTACATTGATATGGGTATTAATAGCCAAAACTATAGTGCTGGTTTTATTGGTGAAGCTAATGATGCTTATTTATATTCAATAGCAAATAATTTACATATTGGTAATGCTAATGATAATGGTACTCATGTTGGTTTCTTTGTTGGAGGAACTGATGTAGAAGCATATAATAAATTACAATTAAGTCCCAACAACCAGCATAAAATGTCTGGTTCATTAGATATAAGCGGTAGTTTAACTATTAATAATGGTATTACTGGATCTTTATTTGGAACTGCGAGTTGGGCTATAAATGCTTTAACAGCTTCCTATGCTGCAAACGTACCTGCAACAGCATCATATGCATTACAAGCATTAAGTGCATCATTTGCATCAACAGCTTCCTATGCTGCAAACGTACCTGCAACAGCATCATATGCATTACAAGCATTAAGTGCATCAAACGCATTAACAGCATCTTATGCTTTAAATGCTCAAGGATCAGGATTCCCATATACTGGATCTGCAATAATAACTGGTAGTTTAATAGTAACTGGTTCTGTAAATGCAAGTTTAGGCTTTACTGGATCGTTATTTGGCACTGCATCATGGGCTGTTAGTGCATCACAAGCATTAACTGCTAGTTATGTGTTAAATGCAGTATCTGCTTCGTTTGCTACATCAGCATCTAGAGCAGTAACAGCATCACTTGCTACAACAGCATCATATGTACTAAATGCTGTTAGTGCATCGTTTGCTACCACTGCTAGCTATGTACTTAACGCTGTTAGTGCATCGTTCGCTACTACATCTTCATATGTACTAAATGCTATTAGTGCATCGTTTGCTTCTACTGCTTCATCTGTCAACCAGCTTAACCAAGCAGTAGTAATATCAGGATCATTAACAGTAACTGGAAGTTCAGGTACAACACTACTTGTTTCAAACGCTGACACTTTAACGTTTACTGGCTCTATATTCACAAGCGGTTCTATTGTATCAACAGGTAGTTTAAGTATAACTAGTATAACTAGTTCATTATTTGGAACAGCATCATGGGCAAATAATGCTATATCAGCATCATATGCATTATCTGCTTCGCAAGCACAAAATGCTGTAACTGCCTCTTATATACTCAATGCTGTTAGTGCCTCATTCGCTGCTACAGCATCATCAGCAGACAACTTTACAGTTAGAAATACACTTACTGCTCAAACTATAGTAGTACAAACCATCACTTCATCAGTTGATTTTGTTACTGGTTCTACTCGTTTTGGTACTTTACTATCAAATACACATCAATTTACTGGATCAGTAAGTATAACAGGTAGTTTAAATGTAGTTGGAGCTGGAATAACAAGTTCATTATTTGGAACTGCTAGTTGGGCTAATAATGCTATAAGTTCATCATATGCTGTAAGTGCATCACAAGCTCAAAATGCTGTAACAGCATCTTACGCATTAACAGCTTCTTATGCTTCTAACGTACCTGCTACTTCATCATATGCTTTACAAGCATTAAGTGCATCGTATGCCAATAATGCAGTAACAGCATCTTATGTATTAAATACAGTTAGTGCTTCGTATGCTTCAACTTCATCTTTACCTTTAGAAGGTATAGTAACCGCTTCGGTTGCCGGTTCAACAATAACATTCACTAAAGGTAATAGCAGTACTTTTAATGTTACTATAGCAACAGCTACTGCTGAAACGGCATCATATGTTACTTCATCTAATGTTGATGGTCCTTATGGAAAAAATAGCATATTAAGCGCTTCGTATGCTGTCACGGCATCATATACTGTATCTGCTTCATATGCTACTAGTGCATCACAAGCATATAATGCTACTACAGCATCATATGTACTAAATGCAATAAGTGCATCTTATGCTACTAGTGCTTCTTACGCTGTATCTGCATCACAAGCTCAAAATGCAACAACTGCAAGCTATACATTAAACGCAGTTAGTGCATCATATGCTCAAACAGCATCTTATGCTACAAACATTACAATATCAGGATCAATCACTGGAGTTGATTATATTAATTTTGATACTACAGCTTCATTTGCTGCTGCTGTTGGTAGATTAGGATATGACAATGGTGAAGGTACTTTAACTTTAGGACTACAAGGCGGAAATGTTACTTTAAAAATTGGAAATGATTTATACCAATACGTCTATAATAATACAACATCATCATTAACATTAGGTCAAGTAGTTTACATTTCAGGATCGCAAGGTAATAGAATAGCAGTTAAACTAGCTTCTGCAACTGCAGAACAAGGTTCAGCAAATACATTAGGATTTGTAGCTGAAACTATTGCTGCTGGTGCTGAAGGTTGGGTAATGACTGAAGGTACTTTAAGAAAATTAAATACTACTGGATTAATAGGAGGACAATTAATATACTTAGATGTTATACCTGGTGCTTATACTCAAACACCTCCTGTAGCTCCTGCTCACGGAGTAAGATTAGGATACGCTGAAAGAATAAGTGCTACTGTAGGATCTATCTATGTAAAAATAGATAATGGATATGAATTAGGAGAATTACATAATGTAGTTGATTCTACTACAACGTCTTCATTTGGGGATTTACTTGTTATAAGTGGTAGTGTTTGGATAAATTCAAAACAACTAACTGGATCTTACGGATTAACAGGTTCGTTAAGTGCTACATCATTTACTGGTAGTTTATTTGGAACATCAAGCTGGGCGAACAATGTAATTAGTGCTTCTTATGTTTCAAATGCTGGTTTATTAAATGGAACTTCATCTGCTGTTTTTGCTACTACTGGTTCAAATAATTTTATAGGAATTGAAAATATAACAGGTAGTTTAAACGTATCAGGTTCTCAATCGTTTATAGGAACTTCTATTAGTGTAGGAAACCAAATAGTTACTGGTAGTTTAATTACTAGTGGCTCTAACACATTAATAGGAAATACTAGTCTTACTGGATCTGTAAATATATCTGGTTCTACAACACAAGTTGGAAATAATAATTTACTTGGTAGTACTACTTTATCAGGTAGTGTTGTTGTGTCTGGATCTCTTAATGCTTCTGCTAATCTTACATTACAAGGTCATTTAAGATTAGATCCAGGACAAGATCCAGGCAATAATAACTTCACAGCATCTTACTTGTTTACGTCTGCTTCTAATACAAATACTGGCTATGATTTATATTATCGTCAAGATGGTAACTTAATCAAGTTCAAATGGTTAGAAGGTGGGTTAAGTTCAGGTATATTATATGGAGGAACAATTTCTTATAGCGGCAGTGTAATATATGTTAAAAAAGGTACAGGCATCATTAATAACATGAATGCTACTACCAGTTCAGAAATTAACCCAATTCTTACATATGTTAGTTGGAATGATTATACCTCGTCTGCTCAATATATTACATCATCTCAAATTACTTATCTATATGTTAATCCATCAGGAAGTATAGTTCAACAAACTTCTTACTTTGATCAAACACAGTATGAACAAGCTCTGCCTTTAGGATTAGTTGTTCATCCAAACTATACTACTATTACTTCACAAGAAAGTAGCGTTCAAACTACATATGATAGTGATACTCAACAAAATGATTTTATTAGAGCATTTGGTCCTATAAAAGTAAATGGATTTACTCCTTCTGGTCAAACTGGTTCTTTAAGAATTAATATTGGAAGCGGTACTGCATTTACTTTAGGAGGATTTTACAGTCAAAATCAAAACAGTCCTTCACACTATACAGCGACTGCTGCAACTACTGCTTCTCTAGCTAGAGCTTACAGAACAGGCTCAGGAGTATACTTAGACAGTAATAATAATGCTTATTATACTGTTATTGATCCTTCAAAGTATGATAATGGAAATGGATTATCAAACGTAGCTGGAACTAATGCTACTATACAACGTATATTCTATAATCCTGTAGATAAACGAGCAGTAGTTTATTATGGTCAGAACACATATAGCTCATTAGCAAACGCATTAACTGCTTTACCATCAGATAGTTTCACAGAAGGAGAATTTACAGCTAAAGCATTACTTTTTGTTGGTTATATAATAGTACAAGGTAATGCTAGTGATCTATCCAATACCGGTCAAGCACTTTTCATTCAAGCAGGTGTATTCCGAAATACAGCTGGTGGTTCTTCTGGTGGAGGAGCTATAGCCCAATCATTAGACGATTTATCAGATGTAACTATTACTACCCCAACAAATGGACAAGCACTAATATATCAAGGTGGTGTATGGGTAAATGGTACACCTCTAAATGCAACTTCTGCTTCATTTGCTACATCTGCTTCTCAAGCACAAAATGCTGTGACAGCATCATATATAATAAACGCGGTTAGTGCATCATATACTTTATCCGCTTCAAATGCTCAAACAGCATCTTATGTTTTAAACGCTATCAGTTCTTCATTCGCTACTAGCGCATCGTATGCATTATCAGCTTCACAAGCCCAAAATGCGGTATCTGCTAGCTATGTACTAAATGCTATTAGTGCATCATTCGCTACTAGTGCATCATACGCATTATCAGCATCACAAGCACAAAACACAGTAACAGCTAGCTATATATTAAACGCTGTTAGTGCATCATATGCCGCTACCGCTTCATCAGCAGACAATTTCTTAGTAAGAAGTACATTAACTGCTCAAACATTAATAGTTCAAACTATTACTTCAAGCACTGACTTTGTAACTGGTTCATCTCGTTTTGGTACACTGTTTAGTAATACTCATCAGTTCACAGGCAGTGTAAGTATAACTGGATCATTAAACGTTGCTGGAGCCGGAATAACAGGATCATTGTTTGGAACGGCATCGTGGGCAAGTAATGCAACCACTGCAAGTTATATATTAAACGCAGTTAGTGCTTCGTTTGCTAGCACGGCTTCTAATGTGTTAGGAGGAGCTACTAATTATATTCCACTATGGAACGGAGCTACTACGTTGAGTAGCAGTGTAATATATCAGAGCAGTGGAAACGTTCTTATTGGTACTACAACAGATAATGGATACAAATTGAGTGTCCAAGGAGGAGATGTTACTATACAATCTGGTCGTACATTGGATTGGGGTTTTGGAAACATGCGTATAATAAATAGTACGTACGACATGGTGTTCCAAACCTACAATGGCGCATCTACTGCTGAAGCGATGCGTATAAAGGGATCTGGAAATGTAGGTATTGGTACTTCTGCTCCATCAGCAAAACTTCACGTATCTGGTTCTAATACTGACTCACTATTACTGTTAGCATCTCCCGGCGCTACGAGTGCTTTGTTTGTAAGTGGTAGTGGTAATGTAGGTATAGGTACTACGAGTCCTGCAGCTTTTGCTAATTATACAACTACAACGATTGATGGAACTTTAGGTTCTGTCATCCAGTTTCGACGTGCTACTGTTGACGGTTTGCAAATTGCAATAGACGCAAATAAGACTCAATTTCTTGAGCAACGCGCATTAAGAATGGCCTTCGGTACTAACAACACCGAAAGGATGAATATTTTAGCTAACGGTAATGTCCGTATTGCAGCAAATGCTACAGATTCAGGAGAGCTTTTTCAAGTTGATGGAACAGCAAGAGTAACGCAGGATGCTTATTTTGCAACGACATCAGGTGGCATATCCATTGGTTCAACCTCTACTGGTGGGGCAAAACTCAATATAGTAAATGGTGACTTTCAAATGTCGCCTACATATAAACTAACATTAGCATCAACTACCGGGCAAATATATTTAAGGGCAACTTCAGGTACAGGTGACTTGCAAATGTTCACCAACTTCACTGAACGTATGCGCATCACATCCGCTGGTGATGTCGGCATCGGCACCACATCCCCTAACGCAAGACTCGACGTAAGCGGCAGCACAATAATATCAGGTTCCTTCACAGTAGCTCCAAGCAATGCCATAGAACTACAGGTGACTAGCACAGGAACAAAAATAGGCAACGTTATAACAGATACTCACACCGTAACAGGTAGTTTAGGAGTGAGTGGTAGTGTAACTGCAACTAGCTTTACAGGTTCTCTATTCGGAACCTCATCTTGGGCAAGTAACGCCGTAAGTGCTTCGTTTGCTAGCACGGCTTCTAATGTATTAGGAGGAGCTACTAGTTATATTCCGTTATGGAACGAAGCTACTACGTTGAGTAGTAGTGTAATATATCAGAGTGGTAGTAACATAGGAATTGGAACTACAACTCCAGCAGAAAAATTAAGAGTTAATGGAACATTTTCAAGCAACGCTTTATGGACAGATAATACAACAATATCATATTGGGGAAATTATCCAACACCATACGGAGGTTTTACTTGGGATACTGGATATGCTACAATATACGCTATTGCAGGAAATATATTAAGATTGGGTTCTAACGGAGCTAGTCCTGATATGACTATAGATTTATCAGGAAATGTAGGAATAAATACTACTTTACCAACAGCTAGACTACACGTTTCTGGTTCAAGTGCAGACTCTTTATTGCTATTATCATCTCCTGGAGTTACAAACGCATTGTTTGTGAGTGGTAGTGGAAACGTTGGTATTGGAACAACTACTCCTGGAGATGCTTTGCAAATAACTAAATCAAATCCGTACATAATAATGACGGGCGATGATGCAAGTTATACGAATGCTGGTATACAAATGATTGCCAACGGTGCATCTAACCAAAGAGCTTTGGGAATATTTATGTTCCAATCTGTTGCAGGACATGAGTGGTTTATGGGTCAACCTTATGCAGGAGCAGATAGTTTTGTTATCAATCGAAGAGTAACAAGTACGCCATCATCGCAATCAAATCCGAAAGGTATTGGCGCGTCTACAGGAACAGTATTTATCGTAACCTCATCAGGTAGTGTTGGTATCGGCACTACGAATCCGCAAGGAAAATTACATGTTAATGGAGGAGATGTCTTTTTTGGAGATGAAACCAATGTAGCAACAAATATAAGATTAAGAAGAAATGGAGCTACTGTTGGCTCAATCGGTACATACAATTCACAACTTGAATTATGTGGTGGTAGTTCGATTGGAGCATCTCATATGGTTATTACCTCTACTGGTAATGTTGGTATTGGAATAAATGCTCCTACAGCAAAACTTCATGTTTCAGGCAGTACAACAACTAATTTATTAGTTGGGACTAATGACTTGTTTGTAAGTGCGAGTGGGAATATAGGAATAGGAGAAACAAACCCAACAAGTAAATTAGTAATAAAAGATCTTTCAACATCAGTATTTCAGGCTATAAATGCAGGAGTAGGTAGTACAGCAGGAATATCATTTCAAAACAACAGCGTTGAACAACTAATAGTTCGTTCAAGAGGTGATATAAGCCGCAGTACAATATATTCGCAAGTATGGGATTTTGAATTAGGAACTAATGCTGATAAAAATTTACTTTTATATACTAATGGTCAAGAGCGCGTAAGAATAAATAATGGAGGAAATGTCGGCATCGGCACCACCACCCCCAACGCCAAACTCGACGTTAACGGCAACGCAATAGTGACCGGTTCTCTTACCGTCACCGGTACAATCACTGCTCAAACGCTAGTAGTACAAACTATTACTTCATCAATAGACTTCGTAACAGGTTCGTCTCGCTTCGGTACTCTACAAAGCAACACACATCAATTTACAGGTAGCGTAAGCATAACTGGATCATTAAATGTAACTGGAGCTGGAATTACCGGATCGTTGTTTGGAACTGCATCGTGGGCAAGTAATGCAATAACTGCATCTAATGCATTAACTGCATCGTTTGTACAGAATGCAGTCAGTTCTTCTTTTGCTACTAGCACTGCTGCTGTAGCAGGTACAACAAACTATATAAGCAAGTTTACTAGTAACACTGCAATTGGCAATTCACAGATATTTGACGATGGAAATAGTGTTGGCATAGGCACAGCAAGTCCTACAGCCAAGCTTGAAATTTCTAATACGTCTGCTAATATATTATATTTATATTCTACTTCTACTACTGGTACAACAAATAATTCAAGTTTTAGAATTGGCTCGTACGATGGCACGCAAGTATCCGTTGGTACGTATCTTACTGAACTAGCTAGTAGTTGGAATAGCTCTAATTTTGCTGGTGGGAATTTTCCTAATTCAAGTGTTTTACTTGGATCAAAAGCTAATGGTTTAGGAATTGGTGCAAGTTCAGCAACAGGAAATATACGTTTCTTCACGGGCGGTGAAACAGGAGGTAATGAACGTATGCGCATCACTTCTGGTGGTAATATCGGCATCGGTACTACTACCCCCAACGCTAAACTCGACGTAAGTGGGAGCGCAATCATCACCGGCTCACTCACCGTCACCCAAGGCATCACCGGCTCACTCTTCGGCACCGCATCATGGGCAAACAATACAACAAGCGCATCATACGCCGCCACAGCATCATACTCAAATAACTTCACAGTTGCAAACCAACTCATAATAGATTCTACACTCACTGATTATACTACAGTAGCATCATCAATAGTAGGATCGAATAACTTATTCACTCAAGCAACTGGCTCATACACATCAGCATTCTTCAAATACACTGCTACTACAGGTAGCAACAGCAGAGCTGGTGAAGTAGTAGCAGTATGGAACGGCACAACAGTACAATACTACGATAATTCAACTGTAGATATAGGTAATACAACAGCAGTAACATCATCTGTTTCTATTGTAGGCGGTGATGTACAGTTTAATATGCAAACCAATACTTCAGGATGGAGAATAAAATCATTAGCAACGTTCATGTAAAAAATAAAATAATATGTTTAAAGTAGAAATGCAATTTATTCCAGGAAACAGTCAGATGTGGGTCCTCAAACTAAATCCAGACGATCCCATTTACGAATACGACAACGAAGCTGAAGCACAAGCTAAAGCAGAAGAACTTCAAGCAGCAGACTCAACAGGCAGGTTGTATCGTGTATCGACTGTTATGGCTGTTTAATATTTATTGTAAACCCCCTTCCTAGGGAGAGTGAACTAGGAAACAAGTATAATGCCAAATGAATTTGTCGCAAGGAACGGCATAATTGCCCTCAATAACTCAATAATTACCGGTTCACTTACTGTCACTCAAGGTGTAACAGCATCGCTGTTCGGTACATCATCGTGGGCAACTAACGCATTAACTTCATCTTATATATTAAGCGCTGTAAGCGCTTCGTTCGCTAGTACTGCTTCTAATGTATTAGGAGGAGCTAGTAGTTATGTTCCACTTTGGAATACTGCTACTAGTTTGAGTAGTAGTGTGATATATCAGAGTAGTGGAAATGTTGGTATTGGTACTACGAGTCCAAGCTCAAAATTGCACGTCTATAATTTATCCGCTGCTAATGATGTCAGCACTACTATATTAGTAATTGAAGCAGGGACAGACGCGACGTTGGGCCCTCTTTCTTTTATTACAAATTTAAGGCCAAGCACAACAGCATCAAATCGAAGAGTCGAAATATATGCAGGGGATAATGGAAACTACCGAAATGTTACATTCCCTTATGCAAATATTGGCATCGGCACCACTACCCCTAACGCCAAACTCGACGTCAACGGCAACGCAATTGTTACAGGATCTCTTACTGTTACTGGCACTATTACTGCGCAGACGCTAGTAGTACAGACAGTAACTTCTTCTGTTAGTTTCGTAACAGGATCTAGCAGATTTGGTAGTTCGTTAAGCAATACTCACGATTTCACGGGATCTGTTGGTGTGACTGGTAGTTTGACAGTAACTGGTGATATATCTTCGACAGGAAATTTTAAATCTCCAACTACTACTTACTATTTCAATCCAAATACTGGATTATTTAACATTACTAACGGATATATATCGGGATTATACAGCCCAGGAAGTGTTTTAAGAGCATCTTTCTCTGATACCGCCACTGTTTTTAGCGGAAATGTAAATTTCGCCGGATCAGGTATATGGAATTCTTCAGGAAATGTTGGTATAGGTACCACTTCCCCTACAGCTAGACTTCACGTTTCTGGTTCAAACAGCGATTCACTGTTACTAGTAGCATCACCTGGTGCTACGAGTGCTCTGTTTGTGAGCGGAAGTGGAAACGTAGGGATTGGCACTGTAAGTCCCACAGCACCGCTTACGTTTGGTAAATCTGTTTACGCTGCCCCAACAAGCGAAGACTTTTTCAGAATTAAATTTGAGGATGTAGGTGGAATTGCTAATGATGTAGGCATAGGAATGCCAGCGACTGGCGCAATCGGTTTTAATATTACTGACGTTTCCGGATATTACGCATTCTATAAAGGTCCAACGGCAACGGAATTAGTAAGAATTACAAATGCCGGGAATGTTGGTATTGGTACCACTTCCCCATCCGCCCGCCTTCACGTCTCAGGAAGTACTACAGCTAATCTATTAGTTGGTACTAGCGATTTATTTGTGAGTGCGAGTGGAAATGTAGGTATTGGAACTACAAGTCCAACTGAAAAACTAACAATCAGAGGGAATGGAGCTAAGATGTTAATAGAAGCAGCATCCGATCCATCCGGGTATTATACTTACTTACAATCTAATTACGATGCTGTAAATCCATTTGTATTAGTTAGTCAAGGATTCGATATACTCGGATCAAGAACAGCTACATCTCCTGTAGGAACTAGAGCTACTTATCTAAACAGTTACTATGATATTTCTTTAAATACAGGAGGAGCCACAGCTTCTTTAGCCACTTCTAAATTGTATATTTCAGCTAGTGGTAACGTAGGTATAGGAACCACTTCTCCCAACGCTAAACTAGATGTAAGCGGTAGCGCTATAGTATCAGGATCATTCACTGTAGCTCCTAGCAACGCTGTAGAACTGCAAGTAACGAGTACAGGTACTAAAATAGGAAATATAATAATAGACGCTCACACTGTTACTGGTAGTTTAAGTGTAAGTGGTAGTACAGTAGTAGTAGGATCTTTAACAATAGGTACATCATCACTAGGATCTACTGAAAATACTTTAGTTGTAGGACCATCCCCTGCAGGAGGAACTGGAGAAGGTGGACAAATACTACTTCAAGCAACAGGAGGTACGTATACCTCAGCATCAATGCTTGATAATTATCAAAATAGATTCAGAATACTAAGAGGTACAAATGCTGTTAGTGATGCAGAATATTTTAATGTTAGTTTACATTCTGGTCAGCTTGGATTTAGCAGATATACCGGATCAGGAGCATTTCCTGGAACAGCTGTGGCAAACTTGGCTGTAGATAGCGGTGGTAATGTAATTACAGTAGCTACTGGAGGTGGTGGAGGTAGTGTAACTATAAACAACAACACAGACAACTATCTTATATCAGCAACAGGTACGGCTAATACTTTAAACGGAGAAGCCAATTTACAATTTAATGGTACTGCATTATCAGTAACAGGATCATTTACTGTTATCACAGGCAGTTCAATAGAATTCCAAGTTACTAATACTGGTGTTATAATAGGTAATACAACAACAGATACTCACACTATTATAGGAGACGTGACAATAACAGGAAGTATAATAGGAGCCGAACCAATACCTGCTGGAGCTAAATTATATTTATTTTATAATTACTAATATATTTATATATAAATACAAAATAATATGCCACAAAACACATCTCCTATTTTTGCACAAACTCCTATTCTAGCACAAACGTATATTACTGGTTCATATACAGATAGAACAGGAGCAACTTCGGGATTGTACACTCTTGTAACTGCTGGTTCTAGCGGTTCTAAAGTAACTCAAATTGGAGTTAAATTTACAGGAAATACAGTTACAGGCTCTTTATTAGTATTTGTTACTAATACGGCAGGAGCAAGTCCTAGGTTATACGATGAAGTCCCTGTTACTGCTTTAACTGTTAGTACAACTAGCGGCTCCTACAGAAACGTAAACACATATACCGATTTTCAAATAAACGCAGGACAACTAATACAAGTTGGACTAACTGCTATTTCTTCAAGTGTGTCATGCAGTGTGTTTGCTTCACAAGGTAATTTTTAATTTATATGTTTTTACCTTTTCAACGGAATAGTAGCAGTTTTTCAGACAGGTTATATCCTAGAACTGATACAAGTAAGGTTGGCATTATATATACAGTTGAACCATCCGAATACATTAGAACAGGACTACAAGTATATTTAGATGCCGCAAATTATCCTGGGACTGGGACTACTTGGTCGGATCTTAGTGGTAACGGTAGAAATTACACATTAGTGAATAGCCCAACGTACAATTCTGCTAATGGCGGTTCTTTGTTGTTTCAGACTAATCAATATTCTGACGGTCCTGCATCGAATAGTTTTAATATAGATCAAAATGTGACTATTGAATTAGTTTATAAATTAAATACATCTTCAGGTACACAATGGGGATTTTTTTTCGACACTTCGGCAGCAGATAGAGGAATTAGTACTCACTTAAATGAAGGAGGATCGACCATTTTTGATACTATGGGATACAATACTGGAAATGGAGATAGAATAAGCGTCGGAGCAGTATCTAATGGAACTATAACCCATTTGACATGTAGATATAGAAATAATACTACACCGCGTAAAAACATATTTAGAAATGGATCTTCAGTTGCGGACTCGGGGGCTAATACCCCTACAGCACTATCTCTTTCAAGTGGTGTAGCTCAAGTACCTGGTAACAAATATGGTATATATATTGATGCAAACATTTATTTATTTAGAGTATACAACATTGCGCTCACAGACGAACAAATACTATTTAATTTTAATGTTACAAAAACCAGATTTGGTTTATAATACAAATATATTATAGTATGGAAATAAATGAACATATTAATAAAAACTACATAATTTTTAGAGTAGAAGAGTTACAAAAAGTTGACTTTAGCGTTGTAAAAGAAACATCACAATACACAGTAAGAAAATCAGTCGATAAGTCAAAAACATTCATTAATTGGGATTCAGAAAAAGAACCTTGGTTTTTATACTTGTTGGAAACTAAAGAAGGGCCGTATACTCACGAAGAAATGCTTGATATACTGGCTACTGAGGAATGGACTAGTTCTTACATTAAGTCTCATTATATAAATAATGAGAACAATTTTAATGAATTTTGATTTTTTCTACATTCTTTATATATTTATATACACAAATAATAAAACAATATGGCAAAAACAATTTTAAAATTACAAGAATTCTTTCAACTCGACGTTGAAATAAACGGTTTTACTAACCCCGAAACCGGCGAAGTATTAGTTAAAGGATTACTCGCCGAAAAAATATCAGTACCAACTAAATATTGGTTATACGATTTAGCTAAAAAAGTAACTGCTGAAAAAGAAGCAGTAAATTCATTAAGAGAAGAACTTATTAAAAAGTATGGTACTACTGATGAGCAAGGCAACATTAGTATTCCTATTTATATCAACGAAGTAGTTGATGATGATACTAAAGAAGTTGTTTCTCGCGAAATAAATCTTGCGTATGTTGGTTTTCAAAATGATTTTAATTCATTGTTAAATGAAGAACGTGAATTAGAACATCATGCTTTTCAATTAGAAGACTTTGAAAATGTATCAACAGAAGTTAATTATGCTGTTTTATTTAAATTAATTCAAGCACCTAATGCTTAAAATAGTTGAAATAGCAAAAGCATGGATTGCTGCTGCTGACCCAACGCCTGAACAAAAATTAATAGCTGAGTATAGGGCAAGTGTATGTGATGGGTGTGATAAAAAATCTCACAATTCAACTATAGACTTATACTATTGTGGTGAATGTGGATGTCCTCTCTCTAAAAAATTGTTCAGTCCTAAACCAGGAAATGAAGCCTGCCCATTAGCTAAATGGAAAAAATAAAATAAAGTATATGGCACAATTAGCACAAGAAGAATTACAATCAATTAAAGATCTTCAAACACGTTATAATCAAACTGCATTTGAAATAGGCAGTCTTGAAATTCAATTATCAACATATAAAAAGTATGTTGTTTCTTTAGAAGAAGAAAAAGTAAATCTTCTTAAGGACATAACGTCTATTGAAGAAAAAGAAAAAGAATTAACGGACAAATTAGTAGAGAAATACGGAAATGTAACAATAGATCCTAATACAGGAGAAATTACATCCGTTTAATATTGTTTTGCGTTTTATGATTAGTTTTAAATATTTATTAGTAGGTCAATCCTATTAAATTTATTAAAAAACAATTATAAAATGGCAGAAAAAATCATTTCGCCTGGTGTGTTTCAAAACGAAACTGACCAGTCTCTAGTGCAGCGGGGTATTCAAGGAACAGCAACTGCACTTGTTGGCCCTACAGTATTAGGCCAGCCCTTTGTTCCTACTTATGTTACTTCATATAGTGAATATGTAGCTAAATTTGGTGAATCATTTAAAAGCGGTAGCTACTACTATGAATATTTTACATCATTAGCTGCTAAAGATTTCTTTCAAAACGGCGGTCAAACATTACTTGTAACTAGAATTGTTAGTGGTTCTGCTGGTCTTGGTACTTATTCACAAGCTACAGTTCCTGGAGTAGTTGATGCTTCTTCATTTGTAATTGAAACATTAGCTTGGGGTGATATCATGAATAATACTTCTAGTATATCAAGTGGTGCTTTAGCAAGCGGCAGTAACACTAACGTTCGCTGGGAAGTAACAAATGTAAGTACCGGTAGTGGTATATTTACTTTAGCTGTTCGCGCTGGTAATGATAATACAGCTCAACCTAATTATTTAGAAACATGGGCTAACTTATCATTAGACCCAGCATTACCTAACTTTATTTCTCGCGTTATAGGTGATATTAAGCCTGTATTCACAATTGATAGTGATGGTAATTATATAGTTGATACTACAGGTTCATATAGCAATGCTTCAAGATACATACGTGTTAAATCAGTAACTACACCTCAAGTAGATTCTATTGATAATAACGGTAACTATAAAGCAACTCAATATAGTGGTTCATTACCTGCATTAGGAAGTGGTTCTTATGGTGGTTCATTTGCAGGAGGTGTAGCTGCAACTACTACTGCTCAATTAATGAATGAAACTATTACAACAAGTAACATTCAAGGATTTTCAGCTAACGACTATATTACAGCATTCCGTATCTTAAATAACTCAGATGCTTATCAATTCAATGTATTGTTAGCTCCTGGTGTTGGTTTAAGTAATAGTGCGGTTTCAACTATGATTTCAACTGTTGAAGGTCGTGGTGATTCTATTGCTGTTGTAGATGCTGGTGTTTATGGTACTTCAATTGCATCCGCAAACGCAGCTGCTGCTGGCCAATCAAGTAATTATGCTGCTGCTTACTATCCTTGGGTTCAATTATACAGTTCAGCTTTAGGTAAATCTGTATGGACTCCTCCATCAACAATAGTAGGTGGTGTTTATGCCTTTAATGATCAAGTTGCTGCTAGTTGGTTTGCTCCTGCAGGTTTAAACCGCGGTGGTGTTCCTTCAGTATTACGTGCTGAAAAGAGATTATCTCAAGCAGATCGCGATTCATTATACTCAGCTAATGTTAACCCACTTGCTACATTCCCTGGTGAAGGTGTTGTAGTATATGGTCAGAAAACATTACAGAAAAAACAAACCGCCCTCGATCGTGTAAATGTTCGTCGTTTATTAATTGCATTAAAAGATTATATTGGTCAAGTATCAAACGGCTTAGTATTCGAACAAAATACTAATGTTACTCGTAACCGTTTCTTAGCTCAAGTAAATCCATATCTCGAATCAGTAGTACAACGTCAAGGTTTATATGCTTATAAGGTAGTAATGGATGATTCCAACAATACACCTGATGTAATAGACCGCAACCAATTAGTAGGTCAGATCTATATCCAACCAACTAAGACCGCTGAATTTATTATATTGAATTTCAATATTCAACCAACTGGCGCTACATTCCCTGCATAAGGGAATGTAGTTGCTAATATTTATTAACAGCAATTAAAATTAAATAACATGCCTGTACTAGACGCAAATGAAATTATGTTTACAGCGTTTGAACCTAAAGTTCAGAATCGCTTTATCATGTATATTGACGGTATTCCCGCATACTTGATTAAAGCTGCTTCTGCTCCTGGATTTGAAGCTGGTGAAATTATATTAGATCACATCAACGTTTACCGTAAAGTAAAAGGTAAAGTACGTTGGAATGATATGACTTTAAGTTTATATGATCCTGTAACTCCCTCTGGTGCTCAAGCTGTAATGGAATGGGCTCGTTTAGCACACGAATCAGTAACTGGTCGTGATGGCTATTCTGACTTCTATAAGAAAGACTTAACATTAGATATTTTAGGTCCTGTAGGTGATGTAGTAGGTGAGTGGATTGTTAAAGGTGCTTATTGTAAAACAGCAACTTTTGGTGAGTATGATTGGGCTAACGATGCTGCAATTAACTTATCCGTTACAATCGCTATGGATTACTGCGTATTGAACTTCTAGTTTCTCTATACTTCTTTCTTTTATAAAGGCGTCTGCTTTTGCAGACGCTTTTACTTTTCATATATTTATATATATCAAACAACAAAAAACGTTATATGGCTGAATTAAAAATTCCAACAGAAACAGTTACATTACCCTCTAAAGGTTTACTTTATCCCGCTACATCACCATTAGCAAAAGGTGAAATTGAAATGAAGTATATGACAGCTAAAGAAGAAGATATTCTTACTAATGCTAACTATATTAAAAATGGCACAGTAATAGACAAATTATTACAAGCACTTATTATAACACCAATCGACTATAATGAATTATTAGTCGGTGATAAAAATGCTATTTTAATTGCTGCTCGTATTTTAGGTTATGGTAAAGACTATTCATTTGAATATAACGGAAGGCAATATACAGTAGATTTGTCTACATTACCTGATAAGCAAATAGATGAATTTTCATTTAAAGCAGGTGTAAATGAATTTACATTTACTTTACCTCACTCAAGTAATACAATAACTTTTAAACTTTTAACACACGGCGATGAACAAAAAATAGAAGCCGAAATTAAAGGTATGCAAAAAATAAATCCAAATATTACTACAGACGTTACAACACGTTTAAAATATATTATTACTTCAGTTGAAGGTAAACGTGACCAAAAAGATATTCGCGATTTCGTAGATAACTACTTAATTGCAAAAGATGCAAGAGCACTCCGTGAATACTACAATAAAGTATCTCCAGATATCGATTTAAAATACAAACCAGATGATGAAGATTATGTTGGGGAGGGCATAAATATTCCTATTTCAATTAACTTTTTTTGGCCTGACGCCGGAATATAGATTATATGTTTTTTCTCAAATACATGAAATAGTATTTCATGGTAAAGGTGGGTATGATTGGAATACACTATATAATATGCCTATTTGGCTTCGTCGATTTACATTTGAAAAAATTAAAGAATTTTACGAAAAAGAACGTGAAGAAGCTGAAAAACAGCAAAACCTATTAAAGAATACATCAAGTAAAGAAATATCAAGACCAAACGTTACTCCTCCAAAACAACCAACATATATAACTAAAGCGCCCAAAAAGTAGGGCGCTTTAATATTTATACGAAGTAACATTAAATTATGGCAGTAACTCCAGATCCACAAGACCAGGCAGAATTAAATAAGCTATATCAAGAATATATTAGACTATTAGAAATAGTTGATGGGAAAACTGCTGCTCAAGCTAAAATACAAGCAGATGCTGCTAAAGTAGCAGGAAATTTAACTAAAGAAGTAAATAGATTAAATAAAGAATTAGATAATACTTTATTTAAATCAGATTATTTATATCAATCTTTTAAAGAAACAACAGCTGAATTAAAAAATCAAAATACTTTATTACAAGCCGGCAGATCTACATTTAAAGGGCTTACTGATATTGCATCTAATTTAAAATATTTTCAACAAGGAATTACAGATTTAAGTGATAAACAATTAAGAAAACAAAAACAAAAACTAGAATATAGTAAGGAAGAGTTAAAAAGTATAGTAGATAGATTATCTAATTCTAAAGGAGAATATAATAAAACAAATCAAATATTAAATTTAGAAAGAGTATTAACAACTTTAACTGGTGAAAGAAAAAAACGAGCTGAATTAATATTAGCTAGTTTAAAAAAAGAAGAACAAGTTTATCATACTTCTAAGAATGCTTTAGAAGAAATGCTTCCTGTATTAGAAAAAGAATTACAATTTTCTAAAGATATATCTAAAGCTAGAGAATCTTTAGGAGGAATTACAACAGCGGCTGCAAAAACTATAAGTAAATATGGTGGTTCTTTATCTGAATTTTTAGATATAAATGAGTCAATAGAAGCTGTTGAAGAATATAATAGAAAAATTATAAACAATGCTCTAACAAGAGAAGATGTTTTAAAAAGTTTACATGAAAATGAATTAAAAAGAATTAAATTAGAAGCAAAATTAGAAACAGCAACAGGAAGTGATAGAAAGAAAATACTTGAAGAAATAAATGCTTTAGAAGAAAAAAATCTAGCAATTAAACAAAACGCTGTTAAATCTACTGATACCTTATTAAATAAAATAAAAACATTAGGAGTATTCATACAAGGATTAGGACCTGGTCTTAAAAAAGCATTAACAGATCCAATAACATTAATTACTTTTTTTGTAACTAAAGCATTAGAAGCAAATACTCAAGCAGTAAATCTAGGAAAATCACTTGGAATTAGTGCTGAAGCTGCAACAAAGTTAAGAGAAGAATCGGTAAAGTATGTTAATAATTCTAAAGATACATTTTTAACTGTAAAACGATTAGAACAAGCTCAATCTGATTTATCTGAAGAATTAGGTATTGCTGTTCGCTTTGGTCAGAAAGAATTAGAAACTCAAGCTCGTTTAACAGAATTAACAGGTTTATCTGGTCAAGAAGCAGCTAAATTAAATAGAATTGCATCTGCTACAGGTACAACAACTGAAAAGTATGTAGGTAATTTGCGTAAAGCTGTATTTTTTGCTCAACAAGAAACTAAAACTCATTTTAATAGTCAAAAAATATTACAAGAAATATCTAAATTAAGTGCAGGTATATTAGTTAAGTTCCAAGGTAATCCTAAAGCATTAGCACAAGCTGTTGTTGAAGCTAAAAAATTAGGTACTAATTTAGATACAATAGATAAAATTGGTGATTCATTATTAGATTGGGAATCATCAATTCAAAATGAATTAGAAGCTGAATTACTAACTGGTAGAGAAATAAATTTAGAAAGAGCACGCGCCGCTGCTTTATCAGGAGATCAACTAGCATTAACTAGAGAAATATCAGATCAAGTTGGAACATTAGCTGATTTTCAAAATTTAAATGTAATTGCTCAGACATCATTAGCAAAATCATTTGGATTAAGTAGAGAAGAAATGTCTGAAATGTTAATGCAACAAGAAGCTATTAATAAGTATGGAGATAAAGCTGCTAAATTAAATAAAGATCAGTTAGCAGATATGAAAAGACAAGGACTATCTGTTGATGAATATCTTACAAAACAAGAACAACAACAAACTACTCAACAAAAAATTAATGATACTATAGCCCAATTACAAGAAAGTATAGGTAATTTAGTTGCTGGTCCTTTAGGTTCACTTATTAATTCATTAGCTAAAGGTTTAGATATTATTAGTCAAATATGGAAATTTTTTGGAAAAATAGGTAGTGTAATTAAAGGATTTTTTGGAGATAAAATTGGAGGTATTTTAGGTGATGTTGCTTCTGTAGCTACAATAGGTGCTTTAATAGCATTAGTTACTAAGTCAATGTTAAAAGGCACTATCTTTAATCCAATGATTGTTGAGGATGTTAGTTCTATTGGTGGAGGTGGTGGCAATAGTGGTGGAGGTGGTGGATTTAAAGGTGGTATAGGTAGAATTGGAAAAGCATTTAGCAAAGGCGGAATGAAAGGTGGTGGTAAAGCAATAGGCAGAATACTTAGTAAAACATTAAAAGGAAATGCTCTTACAGCTTTAGTAATGGGTGGTATAGATGCTGTTACAAATTTAAGTGAAGGAAAAGGTACAGGTGAATCTATAGGAAGAGCATTAATTACAGGATTAACATCACTTGGTGGGGGTGCTTTAGGGTCACTTATAGCACCAGGAGCTGGAACTATAGGTGGCGGCATTGCTGGTGGGATGTTAGGTGATAAAATTAGTGATTGGATTTTTGGTGATTCACAACCAGTACAAGATGGTATAGCGCCTTCAAATCAAGGACCATTTATTATTAGAAACAAATATGGTAAAACTGCAATAACAACTAAAGGTGATAGCTTAGCAGTATCACCTAATATCAATAATGCTTCATTAAATCTTACACCAATGATTAATGCAATTAATGAAGTTAAAAATGCTATACTTAATCCACCTTCTTCTCAATTACAACCAATAAAACTTTATCTTGATAGTAAAGAAATAACAACAGCACAACAAAAATCATCACGAGGACCTATATAAAACCAATATAATTAAATATTTATACTAAATATTAAAACTATGCCACTATTAGACAAATTACCAACTAGCACTTTAGGATTAGGAGGAAATAAACCACTATCCTTTGGAGTTAATCCTATTCCTCCTGGTTCATTGCATGATACTTATTCTGTAGATAGTAATCCAAATGTAACTTGGAGATTAATTAAGAGAAATTTACCAATGAAACCACAGCCATCTGTATTAGACGAGACTGATATTAATGCTCCTAATTTAAGACCTGTAGGTGTTGTATCACAAATATATAAATCTTCCACTGGTCGTAGATACAAAGATTTAGGTCCAAAAGAAGGACGTTATTAATATACATAAATGCCACTTCTTGATTTAAAAACCGATTTAAAATCTCTTAAATACGGAAACGATCAACCAGGAGGAGGTAGTAGTGGCCAACCATATGTAACAACTGATATTAATACAGTTGATACAGGATTTAACCGTTTTCGAATGACTAAATTCGATGATGGTCTAGTTCGAGGGGGTGTAGTTGGTGCCGCTAATGCTTCAATTGTTGATACTATTCGTGTAGGAAAATTTCTTAAGGACTTTCCAAAAGGTCCTTTATTTATTGTTAAACAAATAGGTTTACAATTATCTAATCCTAGATTAGAAATAAAAAAATTAAAGACAGATAATCCTACCTCTGGCGGTGGATTATTAAGAAATGTAGGTAATTTTATTCTTAATACAGCAAATAAAATTCAAAATGCTGTAGGTCCTACTCGTATTTATAATTTAGGTATCAATACGCTTGCTCAAGTACCAATTAATGCTTTTGGTCAACATATAGTAAGACATGGTTTTACTCCTAAACGCAATGATGATAATTTATATTTTAAAGTTGCTCAATATAATAATAATGAAGATAGTAATAGATTAACTCAATTAAGATCTATATTAGGTAATACTAATGATATTGCTAATTATATTAGTGGTCCTTCATCTGTTTATGGTATTGGTAAAACAATTATTAGAAGAAGAGGTGATTTTCTTATAGTAAATCAAGATATAACTGAAAATGAATGGGCTATTAAAGGGGCTAAAGAAGCAGGAATATCATATAGATTAATAGGACATGAAGGGGGAACAAGAGATGGTTATATAGATGCTAGTAGAAGAATAACAGATTTTACAGGAGTATCAAACCAAACAGGTTCAATTTTAGCTTCTAATTCTTTATTTTTTAAAGATAAAAAATCTATTCAATCTGTATTTAACAGTAGAAGATATAATACTCCATTAGGATTAAACGAATACGATAAATTATCACAATATAGTGGAAGTAATACTTGGTTTCCCCAAAATGGAGAACCAAGACGAGCTAGTTTACGAACTGATTTAGGAGTATCAAAACAATATTTTTCAGGATCAAATATTGGTTTACCTAATTTAGATATTACTACTTATTCTCAAATAGTAACAACTAATCTTCCTATACAAGTAAATGGAAATAAAGTTACTTCTCTTCCTGTTGGAAATAAAGGAAAAATTTCTATTAAAAATGCTTCTTATCAAAAGTATAAAGATATAATTGATTCTAAAAAATTACGAGAAACAACTTATACTCTTGATGAAAATCAAATAAATGCTTTTGGAATATATGGTAATAGATTTCCTATAAAGGAAACTTTAGGAAATATTCTTCCAGACTCAACTCAACTTCCTGTTTATACTAATAAAGATAAAGTAGTAAAAATAAATATTCCATGGAATAAAGTTACTCGCGAAGAAAGAGTAGGTAGTGGACTACAAGATCAAATTAATTTAACACCTATATTTAATGCTACAGCAGGTACTCATATAGATACTGTAAATATTTCTGGAATAGGAGAAAAAAATATAAATGATTTAGTTAAATTTAGAATTCAAGCATTAAATGGAGATAATCCTACACAGGCTAATTGGATAATATTTAGAGCATATTTAACTCAATTTTCAGATAATACAGATGCTACTTGGAATCCAGTTAAATATGTTGGTAGAGGTGAAGATTTTTATATATACAATGGATTTAGTAGAAAAATACAAATTGGTTTTAAAGTAGCAGCATTATCAGTTGAAGAAATGGAACCAATGTATCAAAAATTAAATTATTTAATGGGTAATTTAATGCCTGATTATAAAGATAATTTATTAATGAGAGGTCCTTTAGTAAAAATGACTGTAGGTAATTGGCTTGATGGACAAGATGGTATATTAACTTCTCTTAATTATACAGTACCAAACGATTCACCTTGGGAAGTATCACTAAATACATTAAATGGTAATGAACTTTTAGAATTACCTCATATTATAGAAGTAAGTTTAGGGTTTACACCTATCGGTTCTCAAACTAAAGGTGTTAATAAAATATCTCAAAAATCTCAAACTACATCTCATATTGCTCAAAATTATAATGACTACCAATACATAAAAACACGAGCAAGATCACAAGTAATAGTACCTTCTCCTGATAGAATTTCTGAAGAACAGTTTAATAATCCTTCATTTTAAATTATTATGAATCGCTACGATAACTCAACTATATTAACAATCCAATATACTAATCGTCCATATTATAAAGGAAAATTTTATCCTAATATTCCTTTATCAGAAAACGATGTGTATGTTATTACTACAGTTGGTGATAGACTAGATTCATTAGCATATAGTTATTATCAAGATGTTAATTTATGGTGGATTATTGCCGCTGCTAATAATAATATTACTAAAGGAGCATTATATCCAGCACCGGGTACTCAATTAAGAATACCAACAGATATTAATAATGTTCTTAAACAATTTAACCAATTTAATCAAGTAAGATAATGTTATGTCTATATTTAAAGATACATTTAAATTTGGAGTTAAAACTCAAATAGAAAAAAGACAAGAAGCTATATTTGAACGCACTCCTACAGCTGTTCAATATTATAATGCTCGCAACGCTTGGATTAGAATGACCTCTTCTGTTAATGTTAAAGGTTCTGATAGTCTAGCTAAACAATATGTTTTAATAGGAGGAGTAATAAATAATAATGGTACTTTAAAATCAGGAATAGGAAATACAAATAATAATGCTTATAGCACAGTAACTCCTGGAGGTGGAACTAATAGACTAGGTATTCGTCCTATGCCCGGTATTACTGGAATAGATGTACAATCATTAGGTGCCTATGGATCATTAAGAAATGTAGTTGTTAATTTTGTATGCTGGGATATACGTCAATTAGAAGATTTAGAATTACTTTATATGCGCCCTGGTTATACAGTGTTAATAGAATGGGGGTGGGCTCCTTATTTAACTAATAATAAAACATTAGGAAATATTGTTAAATTTAATGATAGTGTTTTAAATGGAGGTAAATCAAAAGAAGATATTTGGAAAGAAATATTTACTCAAGCTTCAGCAGATGGTAACTATGATGCAATGTATGGTAAAATACAAAATTATAGTTGGAAAGCCAGAAATGATGGAGGATATGATTGTACTGTAACAGTTATTTCTATTGGAGAAATAATAGATTCTTTAAAAGTAAATTACGTACCTGCTGACCAACCAGATATTGAAAAAAAAGGAATCATTACTAATAGAATTACATCATTACAAGATTTAAATTTACAAAGTGAAATATCAGGATCGTATTCTAAAAATATAGTAGCCGGAGTATGTCATGAATTATATGCTATAGCAAGTGCAAGAATAACATCACCTGAAGGATCTTATAGGATAGTAGATACTATAGGATCAAATTCTTATAATTATGATTTTTATAAATTATCTATACCTTTTACAAATGTAGATGTATCTAAAACATCTATTATTAAAAATGATGTTCAAATTTATATTACTTTAGGTTCATTTATTGAAATTTTGAATAAATACGTTTTAATAGAAGATAGTAAGCAAGGTACATCTTATGTTAAATTATCAGTTAAAGAATCTGATATAACGTCTGATGGAAAAAAAGATTTGTTATGTTTAGGAAATAAATATCAACTATCAACTGATTTATCTGTTTGTTTAATAGCAAATGAAGCATGGTTAAACCCAGAAGGAGAACTGGGTATTAAAGGATCATTTAATACTTTACAAACATTTACTAAAAATGCAACTAAAAAATATTTTTATAGTGATTCAAACATAAATAATAAATATCAATTTGGTATTATAGGAAATATATATGTTAATTTAAATTATTTATACTCTTTAATTACTGATGATAATGTTGCTTCTCAAGATCAAAATGAAAAAAATGATATTCCTGTATATAGATTTGTAAAAGATATTTTATTTGGAGTATCTAAAGCAATAGGAAACGTTGCTAATTTTGATATACATGTTGATCCTATAGATAATAATGTAGCTAAAATAATAGATGTAAACTATATAGACACAATAAGTAGAAAAGAAGCATATGATAATGCTTTTAAATTTGAAATGCATAATACAAAATCTATAGTTAGAAACTATAGTTTAGAATCTTCAATATTTCCTAGTCAAGGAGCTATAGTAGCTATAGGTGCTCAAGTACAAGGTGGAGTTATAGGAGCAGATACAAATACATTAGTTGATTTTAATCAAAACTTAACAGATCGTATTATACCTAAAGTAAATGCTCCTGTAAAAAATAAATCATTAGAGGATGATATTAAAGCTAAAATAGATAATTTAACTAAAAACGTAAACGTAATAATAACTTTTATAACAGGTCTTGATACTAATACTTCTGAAGGAGGAGGATTTGATGTTTCTAAAACATCTGAATATTATTCTGCTTTACGAGATATAATTAATTTTTATAAAGGATTTGTTAATGTTAATAATAAAAATAGAGCTATAATACCAACTAAATTATCTCTTGAAATAGATGGTATTGGAGGAATGATAATAGGAAATATATTTAGAATTCCTGATGAAATATTACCTAAAGGATATAAAGGTGATGATGGGATAGGAGCTAAAATTGGATTTGTAGTAACTAAATTAGGTCATTCTATTCAAAATAATGACTGGATTACTAAAATAGATTCACAATTTATCATTTTAGATAATCCCAAATCGGGTATTGATGAAGCTGCTTTTCAAGAACTACAAAAACAAATAATAACATCTATACAATCAGGTAATGTTGAAGAAGCAAAAAAAATTACATCATCTGCTATATCAACTATAAATCCACCAGAAAAAGGAAATTGGAATACTTTAAATAATACTCTTTTAACTATAGCAAATCAAGGCTCAAAAACTTGGAAAGAGCAAAGATCTAATCCTCTTATTCTTAACACATATAAAGAAATAGGAATTCCTCAAAGTTCAGATGCTGCTGCTTGGTGTGCTGCTTTTGTAGGATATGTTTTAAAAACATCTAAATTACCTTATTTAAAAACTTTAAGTAGTTTAGCATATGCTAAATATGGTCAAGAAGTATCTCTTAATGATCCGTCAAAATGGAGAAAATGGGATATAGCAGTATGGAAACATACTACTAAACCAGGAACAGGTCATGTATCTTTTATAACAGGAGTAACAGGAACTGGAACTACACCACAAGAACCAATAAGCGCTTTTGGAGGTAATCAATCAGATACTGTGCAAGTTTCAAAATATCCTTATAGAGGAAGTGATATGGTTTTAATTGCTGTTAGAAGAGCCTGGATTCCTCCTAATAATATATTACCACCAGCTTCAGGAAATACTGGAGGTAATACAATATAATATAAAATAATATTTTATATAACTATGAAAATACCAGCAAATATAATTAAAAAAAATCAATATACAATTGGAAATGAATTTATATATAAAAATTCATATAAAGAATATCAAGGATATTATTATGAATTAAATAATAAATTTTTTGCAGGCAAAGAATTTAATGTTAATGCTCCTATTTTAATAAAAAAAAATTCTAATGAAATAAATAAATTACTATTAAATCCAAAAACATCAGAGTACGCAAGATTATCAAATAATAAAATTAAAAATTATAAATCTTTTTCTTTTTATTTTATTCCTACTGAACAAGATATTAAAGAAGGACAAACGATTAGATATTTTTGCCAACAAGTTAATACTAAATTAATAAAAGAAATAAATAAAAAAGATTATCAAGATATTTTTTCTAATCCATTATTTGTTGTTGTTGAAATTAAATGTTATATAATTGCAGATATTTTAAATCCTGTAGGAAATAATAATTATACATTTGATGAGATTAGTTTAGAAAATGCCCAAAAAACTATACCAGAAATTAGAGCTTTTTTGGAAGGCTAAAAAATTTTCGTTAACTTTAAACTATAAAGGTTATGATATATGTTTTATATTATAGAGCGCTCAGATCAATTGTTTTCTCAATCGTTTAACGATTGTTTCGTTAGATTTATTTCTAAAAACGATAATTATCATCCGTCACTCACGTCACTAAGTCTAATATACGTTAGACCGCTTGATGGAAAGAAAGGATACATTTTGTGTTTAGATCACAATGAATCGTTTAGTATACCTCAAACTGAAATTATTAATTGGCTACTTAATAATACAGGTAAACTGTGGGTATTGAACAAAAAAGAAGCACTACATTGGGTATATCCACTAGCTGATAAATTATACGATGCTCATCTACTCGAATTTATTGACTTAACTGAAATATTAGGAAATAATTGTATTAATCATTATTATAGAAATAATATTAATTTACCTAATATTAATTGCTTAATACCAATCAGTAAACACTATGAAGAATGTGAAAAAATATTTCAAGCAACACTACCTATAATACAAAAATACACACCCAGTAATACACAATTCCAATTTCAAAATTTTAATACAGTAAACGTATTCTATAATATAGAAAAAAACGGCATAAAAGTAGATAAAAACTGCTTTATTGACTGTTATGGCGATGATTTAAAATATCCCGAGTTTAGTTTATTTAAGGGAAGAATATATTCTTCTTATAATTTAAATACTACTACGTCTCGTCCGTCAAACACATATAACACTATTAATTTCGCAGCACTGAATAAAACAAACGGAGAACGTTTATGTTATAAACCAAATAACGATTCATTTATAGAGATAGACATTCAGGGCTATCATCCACGCTTAATAGGTGAATTAGTTGGTTTTGAATTTCCTAAAGATAAAAACACATATGATTACTTAGGTGAATTACTTAATGTATCACAGCAGGAAGCTAAAGAATTAACGTTTAAGCAGTTATATGGTGGTGTTTGGAGTGAATATCGTGATAAACCATTCTTTAAAGACGTAATAAAATACATTGATAATTTATGGAATACATACCAATATAATGGTTACTACGAAACTAAAAATAAAATATTTATACGTGACAAAACAATGACAATTAATAAATTATTTAATTATGTAATTCAAAGTTATGAAACATCAACTAATGTTCAGTTACTTGAATTAATTTTAAATCATTTAAAAGATAAAAAAACAAAACTAGTACTATACACGTATGATGCTTTCTTATTTGATTATAACAAAGAAGATATTAATTTAATTCAAGAAATAATAAATATACTAAAATACCCAGTAAATATCAAACAAGGCAAAACATATCACAGTTTAACCAAAATCTAAATATTTATGACAGAACATTATAATTTATTTGATCAATTGAATAAACTTTTCTGTACATTCACTTTACCGGACGAACTAGAATCTACTATTAATAATATTAACCGCCGCTATGTTATATTATATAATAAAATATTCATACTCGAATCGCCTCAAAGTAACGAGTTAATATGCACTTATAACATAGACACCGGCAACGTTGCCGACAGCCCATTACCAAATACTATTCTAGTACATCGTAAAAAAGAATCAAACACACTCTACACTATCAATGCTTTAAATGCATTGATTAGACAACTTAATGAAGGAAGGCTAGATAAAAATTATATGGTTAATTGGTTAGACTATAGAAACTGTATATTATTGAATAATGGCCCTGAATTACGTCGTTTAGATACAGCTATTTATAAAATTATAGACTTAGGTAAATAAAATGGCTACATACACATCAAATCAATTATACGGCTCTGGTTCAATCGGAGAAAATTTATCAGGATTAAAAACATTTACGTTTTATAATGCTGATGCTTCAACTGGTTATTTTACTTTAGAGACTATAAGAAATGCTGATGGATTTTACAATAGTGGTTCTAAAACTAACGCAGTAGGAACATGGGTTGTATCATCATCTATGGGATTTGTTTCATCATCTCATGTAGCTTCAGCTGTTATTTCTCCAGGCACATCATCGCTTACATTTACACCAACAGTAGCTGTTACAGGTTCGACTTATTACTTAAGAGGAGCAGGGAATTTTACCTTGATCATATCTTAAGTTTTGGTAGGCAATACAAATTTGTTATTTTTAATTCTAAATTATATTAGTTATGGATATTAATCTTGCAAAGCAGAAGTTAGCCGCTGCTCAAAATAAAGGGCAACAGAAGTACGAAAAAATTGATTACAGTAAAATTTTCTTCAAACCAAAACCAGGTAAGTACCAAGTACGTATTTTACCTAACAAGTACGATAAGGCATGGCCTATTCGTGAAGTACGATTCCATTATGGATTCTCTAAAGGACCAATTGTAGCACTTACTAATTGGGGTGAAGCTGATCCTATTGTTGATTTTGCAAAATCATTGCGCAAATCATCCGACAAGGAAGATTGGCAGTTGGCTAAAAAAGTTGAACCTAAATCTCGTTACTTTGCTGCTGTAGTAGTACGTGGTGAAGAGCATTTGGGTGCTCGTTTATGGGAATTTGGTAAGTTGACAAATGATCAACTCGTTGGTATTGCTGCCGATGATGATTATGGTGATTTTACCGACATTACAGACGGCCGTGATTTTACAATCGAAGCAACTGAAGAAATAGTTGCTGGTAGAAAAGGTATTAAATGTGCATTGAGAGTTAAACCAAAAACATCTCCTATTTCTGAAGATGCAGCACTAGTAGAAAAAGTACTTAATGAACAGCCCGATATTCTTGGAATTAATCGTAAATACACTTATGATCAATTGAAAGATGTATTGGCTAAGTGGTTGAATCCTGAAGCAGAAGAAACAGCTACTGCAACTACTACTGCTGCTGTAACAGAAGAAGATGATTTCTTAACTGAAATGAATAAGCCCGTAGCGCCTGCTTATTCTTTGGAAACTAAAGCCAAAACAAGCAATGCAGATAAATTTAATGACCTTTTCAATGATTGAGTAAATTCCCGGAAAGATTGATATTTATTATAAATAATAAACATGAATATCAATCTTTCCTCCCTTATAGGAATTTATAAAATTATTTCTCCCTCTAATAAAGTTTATATTGGACAATCTATTAATATTAAAAACAGAAAAGAATCTTATAGAAGATTAGAGTGTAAAAGACAACCTAAATTATATAATTCTTTTCAAAAATATGGTTGGAAAAATCATAAGTTTGAAATAATTGAAGAATGTTCTATTGAACAATTAAATGAACGTGAAATCTATTGGAAACAAATAGAATTAAATAAAGTTAATGAAGATTGGAGTAAAGTATTATTTTGTGGTTTATATGATAAATATGGAGGTCCTAAATCTGAATCTTGGAAATCTAACATAGGAAAATCAAATAGTAAACCTAAATCAGAAGAATTTAAAGAAAAAAATAGACAAGCTCATTTAGGTAAAAAACGTCCTACATATGTTGGAGAAAAAATAAGTAAATCTAATAAGGGACGTAAAAAAATATGGACTAAAATAAGAAAAGATATTGGAATTCCTAAATCTAACGAACATAAACAAAAAATGTCTTTAGCTAAAAAAAATAAACCATCAAATAATCCAAAAAAATCTATATTACAATATGATTTACAATATAATTTTATTAAAGAATGGAATAGTGGATCAGAAATTAATAAAGAATTAAATATATCTCACGGTAATATAATTAAATGTTGTCAAGGATTAAAAAAACAAATTGGAGGATTTATTTGGAAATATAAAACAAACTCTGTAAATTAAAAAAAATAATTATGGCACGAACAAAAGATAATACTTTAACATCAATAGTGTCAGAATCACTTAAAAAATCATTTGACATTGACGCATTTAAAAAATCCAAGTTTCTAGATCAATCCTCTAAGTTTAAAAAACAAAAATGGATTCCATTCTCTCCAGCAGTGAAAGAAGCACTTTCAATTCCTGGAATTCCTATGGGTCATGTTTCTATTGCTAGAGGCGGTTCAGATACAGGTAAAACTACGTTGATGATAGAAGTAGCAGTTGCTGCTCAAAAGATGGGCGTATTGCCCATCTTTATCATCACTGAGATGAAATGGGACTTCGCTCACGCTCAAACAATGGGATTAGAGCTTGAATCTATACCTGATGAAGAAACAGGTGAAATAATGAATTATAAAGGTTTCTTCTTATATGTAGACCGAGCATCACTCAATACCATTGAAGACGTAGCTGCATTTATTGCTGATATACTCGATGAACAAAAGAAAGGAAAACTACCTTATGATTTATTGTTCCTTTGGGACTCGGTAGGATCAATTCCATGTGAAATGAGTGTTAAGCAAGGTAATAACAACCCAATGTGGAATGCTGGAGCTATGGCTACTCAATTCGGTAACTTCATCAATCAGCAATTTCCATTATCACGCAAAGAAACATCAGCTTACACCAATACATTCTTTGTTATTAATAAAACAGGTGTTCAACCAGCATTAACTCCTATGTCTCAACCTCGTATGACAAATAAAGGTGGTAATGCAATGTATTGGGATGCATCAATTGTAATTACATTTGGTAATGTAACTAATAGCGGTACAAGTAAGATTCATGCTCAACATAAGGGTAAAAAAGTTGAGTTTGCTAAACGTACTAAAATAGCAATTGATAAGATTCATGCTGATTGTGGAGTAGCAACTACATCTACTGTAATTGTAACACCACATGGATTTATTCCTGATGATAAGGATGAAGAAAAAGCATATAAAGCCGCTCATGCATCTGAATGGTTTGGAACTAATATTAATATAGATGAAATCCAAATTACAGAAGATAACAGCGAATGGGAGGAGAGTAGCAAAATATCACCTATTGTAGAAATAGATAATGATGAAGTAAACTAAATATGAATAAAAAATATCATGAACTCTTATCCAATATACAACCAGATATACGAAAAGAATTCAATTCAATTTTAATAGTAGACGCACTTAATACGTTTTTAAGGAATTTTACTATGATTAACCACATAAATCCTGACGGGCACCATATTGGTGCCCTCACAGGATTTCTAAAATCAGTAGGTTATGCTATTCGTATGTGTGATCCTACTAAAGTAGTTATCGTATTTGATGGTGTTGGAAGTTCAAACGCAAGACGAAATTTATTTCCTGAGTATAAAGCAAATAGAAATGCTAATCGCATGACTAACTACTCTATATTTACTTCTAAAGAAGAAGAAACAGAGAGTATTAATAATCAAATGGAGCGTTTAATCCAATACTTAAAATGTTTACCAGTTACTATTATTAGTATTGATAGTTTAGAAGCAGACGATATTATTGGTTATTTATCTTCACGATTTGCTGGATATGAAGAAACTCAAAGAGTAACTATTATGTCTGCTGATAAAGACTTTCTTCAATTAGTAAGTGATAAAACACACGTTTATTCTCCAACTAAAAAGAAAATATACACTCCAAAAGATGTATTAGAAGAATATGGTGTTAGCAGTACTAACTTTATTAACTATAAAGTATTATTAGGAGATCAATCAGATAATATACCCGGGATAGAGGGTATTGGGCCAAAAAAACTTATTAAATTATTCCCTGAACTAATAAACGATTATAGAGTTACTCTAGAGAATATAATAGAAAAATCAGCTGAACTAATTAATGAAAATAAATTATATTTGTCTGTTATAGAAAGAAGACAGCAACTATTAATTAATGAAAAACTGATGTCTTTGGATGGAAGTTTCTTATCGCCGGAGAATAAACAATTAGTGAAAGACGCTTTTAATAGTTCTTATGAGTTGAATATACCTATATTTGTTCAAATGTATCATAATGATAAATTAGGAGAAAGTATTCCTAATGTACAGTCATGGATCTTACAACTGTTTGGTTATCTAAATTCTTTCAAATAAATTTAAGTTATGACGACCTTAAATAAACTAGCAACGTATGGCGCTGTATTTCAATTAAAAGTATTAGGTGCTCTACTCACACAACGACAATTCTTACTTAATGTTATTGATTCGCTTGATTCTGATTATTTTGAATCAAGCGCTCATAAGTGGATTATAGAATATATTCAAAAATACTTTAGTGAATACCACACTACACCTACAGTAGAAACAATGTCTATTGAAGTGAAAAAAATTGATAATGAAGTATTAAGAATATCAATTACAGAAGCACTTAGAGAAGCATATAAACTATCAGATCAGAGTGATTTAGAATGGGTTGAAACTGAATTTAGTACTTTCTGTCGCAACCAACAAGTAAAAAAAGCAATTTTAAATTCAGTTAGTTTACTCGAAGTAAACGATTTTGACAGTATATTTCAATTAATTAGTAAAGCAGTTAAAGCAGGTGAAGATAAGACAGTAGGTCTAGATTATAATTTAGATATTGAAGCACGATATAGAGAAGATGATCGCAACTGTATTCCATTTCCTTGGTCTACGTTTAATGATTTAACACAAGGTGGCTATGGTAAAGGTGATTTAGTACTTGTATTTGGTAATCCGGGTGGTGGTAAATCATGGGCTGTAACAGCAATGGGTGCTTATGCTGCTGCTTTAGGATTTAATGTAGTACATTATTCACTCGAATTGGGTGAAGGATATGTAGGTAAAAGATACGATGCTGTATTTTCTAGTATTGAAGTAGATAAATTACATTTACATCGTAAAGAAGTAGATGAAATAGTAGGTAAAGTAAAGGGTAAAGTAATTATTAAAGAATACCCACCTAAAAGAGCATCATTCGATACTATCGAATCACATCTTCAACAGCTTGAACATCAAAATAATTTCAAACCAGACTTAATCATTATTGATTATCTTGATTATATGCGCACACGCTCAAGAAAAGATCGTAAAGAAGAAATCGATGATGTTTATATAGCTGCTAAATCATTTGCTAAAGAAAAAGGTATTCCTGTTGTATCACCTTCACAAGCAAATAGAGGTGCTGCAAAATCTGATATTATTGAAGGTGATAATGCAGCAGGTTCATATGAAAAAATAATGATTGGTGATATTATTTTATCTTTAGCACGTAAACGTAAAGATAAAGTTGAAGGTACTGGCAGATGGCATATTATGAAAAATAGATATGGCGCTGATGGTATGACATTTAGATCAAAAATTAATACATCAAACGGTTTTATTGAAGTAGATGATAACCCAATTGACGATGATGAAATAGAAACAAGCAATAAAACAGTAAATAATTTTTCAGATGTTGATGTTGAAGAAAGACAAATACTTCAAAAGAAATTTTTTAAGCTTGAACAATAGTATTATATTTATCGCCCCAAAATAAAAATAAATTATGGTTGGTGTGCCCCTTGGATTTTAATATATTTATTAGAAATAACAATATGGCTTATCTTTATAGACATGTTCGTTTAGATAAAAACGAACCGTTTTATATAGGAATTGGATCTGATAATAATTATGAAAGATCTAATTCACATAAGTATAGAAATAGATATTGGGAAAATATAGTAGCTCAAACTTTATATGAAGTTGAAATATTATTAGATAATTTAACTTGGGATGAAGCGTGTAATAAAGAGATTGAATTTATTAATTTATATGGTAGAGCAGATTTAAATAAAGGCCCATTAGTAAATATGACAGATGGAGGAGAAGGAAATAATAACCCATCAGAAATAACTAGAATGTTAATAAGTAATAAGATAAAAACTAATAAAGAACGAGGTAAAAAGATATCTACTTCTAATAAAGGTAGATCAAGTTCTAACAAAGGTAAATCATTTACTGAAGAACATAAAGCTAAAATAAAAGCTAAACGAGGACATCTATTAGGAAGAAAAAATACATGGCAAATAAAACCTGTATTACAATATGATAAACAGGGTAATTTTATTAAAGAATGGGAATCACAAGCTGTAGCTCAATCTTATTTTAATAAACCTAAAAGCGATGGTATTGGAGCAGTTTGTAGAGGTAATCAAAAAACAGCTTATGGGTTTATTTGGAAATTTAAATAATAAAAAATAAATTATGATAATAATAAAAAAATTCTTTGCAAAGTGGTGTCAACCATGTCGCCAATTAGCTCCTTTATTTACTGAAATAGAAAAATCATTTCCAAATGTTTCATTTGAAACTATTGATGTAGATTTATCACCTGAAGAAGTACAAAATCATTTTGTAACTAGTGTACCAACAGTTATAATTTTTAAAGATGGTGTTGCTAAACATCGATATGTAGGAATACAACCAAAATCTATGTACATAGATACTATCAATTCGCTTATTTAAGATTTAAAATAGATATAAAATGGACGTAACACAAGAGATCCTTAGTGATATTACTACTTATATGAAATATAGTAAGTATGTACCTGAGAAGCAGAGAAGAGAGACATGGAACGAGTTAGTAACTCGAAATAAAGAAATGCACCAAGAAAAATTCCCTCAATTAAAAAATGAAATCGAAGAAGCTTATAAGTTAGTCTATGCTAAAAAAGTATTACCATCAATGCGTTCACTACAATTCTCAGGCCGTCCCATTGAACTTAATAATACTCGTATATTTAACTGTTCTTTTCTTCCTATTGATGATTGGAGATCATTTAGCGAAATAATGTTTTTACTTTTAAGTGGATGTGGAGTAGGATATAGTGTTCAGAACCATCATATAGATAAATTACCTGAAATCACTGTTCCTGTTAAAACAAAGCGTTACTTAGTAGGTGATAGTATTGAAGGATGGGCTGATGCTGTTCGTATGCTTTGTAAAGCATATTTTCAAGGAGCACCACTTCCATTATTTGATTTTAGAGATATTCGCCCTAAAGGAGCTCAATTGATTACTGTAGGGGGTAAAGCACCTGGTCCTGAACCATTAAAAGAATGCTTATTTAACTTACAAAAAGTATTTGAACGTAAACAAAATGGTGATAGATTATCATCAATTGAAGCACACGATATGGCTTGCCATATTGCAGATGCAGTATTAAGTGGTGGTATTAGAAGAGCAGCATTAATTTCATTATTTGATTTAGATGATGAAGAAATGTTGACATGTAAGTTTGGTAATTGGTGGGAAGAAAACCCACAACGTGGTCGTGCTAATAACTCTGCTGTTGTATTACGCCATAAAATAGACGAAGAAGAATTCTTTAAATTATGGAAAAAAATTGAAAAGAGTGGTAGCGGTGAACCTGGTATTTACTTTAGCAATGATAAAGATTGGGGTACTAATCCATGCTGTGAAATTGCTTTACGCTCGTATCAATTCTGTAATTTATGTGAGATAAACGCATCTAATGTTGAATCACAAGAAGATTTAAATGAACGTGTTAAAGTAGCATCTTTTATTGGTACTTTACAAGCATCATATACTAACTTTCACTATTTGAGAGATATATGGCAGAAAACAACTGAAAAAGATGCTTTACTTGGTGTTGGAATGACTGGTATTGGTTCTGGAGCTGTATTAAAATACAACTTAAAAGAAGCAGCAGATGTAGCTAAAGAAGAAAACGAACGAGTAGCTGAATTGATTGGTATTAATAAAGCAGCCCGTGTAACTACAGTTAAACCATCAGGTACTAGCTCATTAGTATTAGGTAGTAGTAGTGGTATTCATAGTTGGCATGATAAATTCTATATTAGAAGAATTCGTGTAGGTAAAAATGAAGCAATTTATACTCATTTATCTATTTACCATCCTGAATTACTAGAAGACGATTTCTTTAAACCAACAATTCAGGCTATTATTTCTATTCCTCAAAAAGCACCAGAAGGAGCTATAATTAGAAGTGAAGAAACTGCGATTGATTTACTAGAACGTGTTAAACATTTTAATACAGAATGGGTAAGAAAAGGTCATCGTAAAGGAGCTAATACTAATAATGTATCTGCTACTGTTTCTATTAGAAATGAAGAATGGAAAGAAGTGGGAGAATGGATGTGGAATAATAGAAATACATTTAATGGATTATCAGTATTGCCTTTTTCAGATCATACATACACACAAGCACCTTTTGAAACCATAACTGAAGAACAATTCAATGAAATGGCATCCCACTTGCATGCTGTAGACTTAACTAAAGTAGTTGAATTTGATGATAATACAGTATTAGGTGAAAATCTTGCTTGTGCTGGGAATAACTGTGAAGTATAATAAAAAGGACCCTCAATTGAGGGTCCTAATATTTATTATTGACTAAAACAACAAATATCGATGATAAATACATACTATATTTACTTTCATCGCAACTCAATAACAAAAGAAATATTTTATGTTGGGTTAGGATTAGGTAGAAGAGCTTGGGATAAAGATCGTGGACGTAATAAACACTGGATAAATTATGTTAAAAAACATGGTAATCCTACTGTTGAAATAATCCATAAAAATTTAACATTAGAACAAGCATCAAATAAAGAACAGTACTATATTGGATTATATGGAAGAATAGGATATGAAGAAAAAGGTATATTAACTAATAAAAGTAAAGGTGGAGAAAGTGGTTCAAAAGGTATAAAATGGTCTGAACAATCTATTAAAAATAGAAATAAAAAACTAAAAGGTAGAACATTTACTCCTGAACATAACTTTAAAATATCCTTATCAAAACAAAATCATCCATCATATCAAAATAGAAAAAGCAATAAACCTATTTATCAAAAAGATTTAGAAGGAAATATTGTTAGTGAATGGAATACAATTAAAGAAGCATCTATTTCTTTACAATTAAGTGAGATGTATATCATCCAATGTTGCAAAGGTAAAAGAGAACAATATAAAAATTATAAATGGGAATATAAATGATAAAACTAATAGATATATTAAACGAAGCAAAACAAGTAGGTACATTATATCATTTTACTGATACTAATGGTTTACTTGGAATTTTAAAAACTAATGAATTATGGGCTAGTGAAACTAATGTTAGTCATGTATCTCTTACTAGAGATAAACAAGGATGGCATGTTGGAACGTTAGATAATGCTTTTAGAATAAGTCTAGATGGAGATAAAATATCTAACAAATATAAAATTAGACCATATTCTTGGGGTGGAGACGGTATAGACAGAGGAGCAGGATCTACAGAAAGTGAAGAAGCTGTTTTAACAGACAAAATTGTTAATATAAGAGATTATATAATAGAAATAAGTGCCAATAAAGAACTATATAATAAATCATATGGATATGATATAGATGACTTAAATCAAATAAAACAATTATATCCTGATTTAAAAATAGTATAATATGACTGAATTTATAAAAAACATTCATTACTATATGGATGATACGAGGGTAGTATTTACTGCCCTCTATCATATCGAACGAGGATATTGTTGTGGAAATAAGTGTAAACATTGCCCATATACTCCAAAACATAAAAAAGAAAGTAAAACTTTGGCAAAGGAATTTATTAACTTAAATCCAGAATATAAAGATAAATGAAATCATTCCTAGCTCAATTAGATCAAGAAATGAATAGTTACGCATACGCCGCAACACCTCATATTAGACGTAGATCAAAAGACTTATTAAAAACAGAAGAACAACATCACCAACATGTAAAAAATATAATAGTAAAAATTACTGAAATGAACCACGATAAAATATATAAGCGAGTAGTTGAAATACAAGATAATTTAGATTCAACACCCGATGAAAATAAAGTTGAAATGTTAAATGAGTTACTCGGTATGGTATCTCAAATAGAACAATCCTTAGCTGAGCTTAAAATTGATATTGAATCACTTAATGATAATGAAAATGAACGAGCAGATGAGACAAATAATTGAGAGTATAGGTGCTATTATAGGTTTATTAGCTATATTAGCAATAATACTTGGTTATCCTGTTATGTTGTTATGGAATTGGTTAATGCCTACAATATTTGGTCTTACCAAAATTACCCTATGGCAAGCAATAGGAATTAATATATTATGTCGTATACTATTTCAAGATAGTATTAACATAATGAAGAAAGAAGAATAAAATATAAACATATGGCAAAGTTTCAATCAACTAAATTATTTGACGGTTTTAGTTGTGTATTCCGTCAATGGAAAGCTGAAGGTACTCATTGCAAGTATCTTCACGGTTATGGAATATCATTTAGAGTATGGTTTGAAGGTGAATTAGATGAGCGTAATTGGGTTTGGGATTTTGGGCACGCTAAGCATTCTCAATATAAAATTGATGGAAAAAGCCCTAAAGAATGGATGGATTATATGTTTGACCATACAACAATAATTGCAGCTGATGACCCGGGACTTGGTGGATTTAAAATAATGGATCAACTTGGTATTATCCAGCTTAGAATAATTTCTGCTGTTGGGTGTGAGAAGTTTGCTGAATATATTTATGATAAACTTAATCCATGGGTTTTAAGTGATTCAAATGGAAGAGTTAGAATAATACAAGTGGAAGTAAGAGAACATGAAAAAAACACTGCATTGTATATACCAACACTCTAATCCAATAACAGGAGAAGTATTTTATATTGGATTAGGTCTTAAAGATAGACCATACAATTTCACTACAGGACGTAGTAAAGAATGGAAAGAATACGTTACTATTAATGGTAAACCTAATGTTAAAATATTATATGATAATTTAACTGCGGAAGAAGCAGATCGAATTGAGCGAGAATTAGTAGCTAAATTAGGAAGAAAAGGAATAAATATAGATGGTATATTATTAAATAAAAGTTCTGGAGGTCAAAAAGGAGCATTAGGGATTAAACAAAGTCCTGAAACTATTCAAAAGAAACGTTTAGCAATGCAAGGAAAAAAAATGCATTCTGATCAACAAAAACAAAAATGGAGTTTAGAAAGAACAGGTAGAAAAAATAACTGGGATCCTAACCATATTAAAGCAGATAAAGGTAGACCTAAACCATCTGGATTTACAGGAAAAGGATTAACTCCTGTTTTGCAATATGATCTACAAGGTAATTTTATTAAAGAATGGCCTAGTCATAAAGAAGTATTTAATAAATTAGGAATAAGATCTGCTGCTATATGGAGTAATTTAAAAGGAATAACAAAACAAGCTGGTGGGTATATTTGGAAATATAAAAATACCGCTATATATGAAGAATAGAAAAAAATATACATATCCACATTATACTGAAGGTCATTGGGACAAAACTGATATTAAAATAAGTACATCTACTTATAAAAAAATAAATAAGTGGACTAGAAAGTATAATAAAGCCAGCAGTTGGTTAGGTAAGTGGTATTGTCAAATTCAAATTGATAAATTAAAAAAGAAAACATTGTTATGAATAAAGAATTTGTTCCTTACGAACAAGCGCTTGAACTCAAAGAGTTAGGTTTTGATGAAGAGTGTTACTTAACTTCCTACTTTAATGCAGAAAGCGAAGAGTTTATACCTACACCTCTCTGGCAACAAGTATTTAGATGGTTTAGAGATAAGAAACTATCCGATTCTTATGTATATCGTTACCAAGATAGAACAGATGGTAGTATAAACTTTGGTTACTCAATTATACATAACTATGGAATAGAAGAAATAAGATTTATCAAAGAAAATTATACAAGTTATGAAGAAGCAGAACTTGCTTGTCTCAATAAATTAATTGAAATAATTAAACAAAAGTGAGGAAGACAACAAAGTATAATATTTATTATAAATAACATTATGATAGGTATTTACAAAATTACTAATCCTGAAGGTAAAATATATATAGGATATACTACAAACTTATATAAACGTAAAAATTATTATAAAATAAATAAAGGTATAAGACAAACTAAATTATATAATTCAATAAATCAGTATGGTTGGGAACAACACACATTAGAATTAATTGAAGAATGCAATAAAAATGAATTAAGAGATAAAGAACAACGTTGGATAGAACATTACAATAGTTGGATTAATGGATTAAATTCAAATCCTGGAGGTGGAGGAATAATAACACATAGTAATGAAACAAAAGAATTAATAAGTAAAATGGGTAAAGCTAATAAAGGAAAACGAGCTATATCTCATTGGAAGGGTAAAAGTAGAGGTGAGGAATTCGCTCGTAATATGTCATTAGCTAGAAAAGGTAAATCTAATCCTAAAAATGCTAAACCAATATTACAATATGATTTAGAAGGAAACTTTATTAAAGAGTGGTCTTCTATCAAAGAAGCTAACTTATATTTAGGTAAGAATAAGGATAGTGGTTTAATAAATGAATGTTGTAAAGGAAAAAAACAAACAGCTTATAAATTTAAATGGAAATATAAATATGAAAGTATTTCATGAACTACCAATTGATTTAATGCATTATGCTTATGAATGGACAGATGGAGACTATTGTCTTCCCCATTTGGTAGACAAATATGAGCGTTATAGATTATTCTTTCAAAAAGCTAGATTAGATGGTAGATTCATTATCATGGATAATGGATTATTTGAAGGAATAACACATACAAATGAAGATCTAATATCTAAAATAGAATGGCTAGCACCAGATATATTCATTGTACCTGATGCGTGGAACGATTCTACTACTACTATTAGGAATGCTAAACATTGGATGATAAACTATAAAAATAAATTACCTAAAAGAACATCATTAATGGCTGTACTTCAAGGTAAAACATTTAGTGAATTAGTTTCTACTTATCAAATATTAGTTGATTTAGGTTATAAACATATAGCTATAAACCATTCATCCGAAGCATACCAGACAATAGGAGGAGATATGTCTCCATTACGTAAACAAATGGTAGGAAGACATTACTTAATTAATAGACTGTTAGAAACTAATACTATACATCAAACATATTATCATCATCTATTAGGATGTTCATTACCTCAAGAAGTAATGTTATATAAAAACAACGATATATTCAAATATGATTGTATTAGATCAATAGATACTTCTAGTCCTATTATTAATGGTGCTTTAGGAATAAGATATGAAGATGGTGGTCTTATAAATAAACCTAAAGAAAAAATAGAAGACTTCTTTGATAAAGACTTGAGCGGGCAAATAGAAGATATTAAATTTAACGTACAAAAGTTTAAAAGTTATATAAAATGAAAAAACAAGCAGTATTATCATTAAGTGGAGGTATGGATAG